CGTCGCATCTCTATCAGTTACAAACGTATATGTGGGCGATGGATTGCCCGGGTGAGATCGCGTACATGACGCGTAACGAGCTCGACGAGATGGTGTTCGATTTCGAGCGTGATGGACAGGTCGAGCAAGACATCGAGATCCGCACCACGCGGCATCACGCGAATCTCCTCGATGACGAACCGCCGGACACCGATCCGGTCACGGATCGTCGATGTAAGTATTGCGAATGGCGGAGTGAATGCGAGTCACTGGGTGGGTCACGATGGGAGTAAGATTTACATACAGACAGAGGTAATACAGTATCGTGCAACGCTACGATCTCCGCTACAGTACTCAACCGGAACTCGTGCTCGAAACGCTCGCGAAGAACGAGAACGGTGACAAGGAGATCGAGACGTTCCACCCGCCGTGTCGCCCATATTGCTATGTCAAGACTGCGAGTGACGTCTCGACTGACAGGAAACGGTACCTCTCTGCACTCATCCAATCCGTTACGGACAACGATTGCAGGGTACGACGCGACGAGACGCATCGCCACGTGAACGGTGACTTCGAGTTATGGAAAGTCACAGCTGGGATCCCATGGGACATCCGAGATTTCAAACACGGCTTCGAGTACGAGACGTTCGAAGCCGATATCCCGTACGCTCGGCGGGTCATGATAGACGAGGGCATCCAAGCCGATGTACCCGAACCCGAAGACATACTCTACTTCGATATCGAGGTGGATCCGCGCGGCGAGTTCCCAGACCCAGAGGAAGCTACAAAGCAAATACTGTCCATCGCGTGGACCGATGGCGTTGGGAGCGAAGGATTCATCTGTTACGACGACGAGGAGCGCGTGCTCAGGGAGTTCTTCGATCTTCTCGACGACTACTTCGTGCTCGCTGGATGGAACTCGGAGACGTTCGATTGGATGTACGTGTTAAACCGGAAACAAATCCACGATATTTACTACGACGAGTTCGAGATCGTGCATCTCGACTTACAGTACTTATTCATGCACGTCAACCGCGAGGAACGGCAATCGTTCGCGCTTGACGCAGTCGGTGAAGACGAGGTCGACATGACTAAAACGATGAGTGAAGAAGACCACGAGATGGGCTACGAGGTCCTCTGGCACTGGTTCCAAACCGATCGCGAGACACTCGAAGAATACAACGTCGAGGACGCTCGTATTACAGCTGCTATCGACGAGAAATACCGACTAACACGTATCGTGTTCCGGATCTGTCGACGCGGGTACACGCGACCCTCTACGTTGATGTACAACACCGATAGCGGTCAAGTCAACATGGCCGTGGGAAAAGCGTGTGACGGCGCGATACTCAACCACAACGACGAATCGTTCAACGACAAAGGCAAATATCGAGATCTACACGACTTCCCTGGAGGTCGCGTCTTCAAACCCATCCCAGGCACGTATAGCGACGTGATGACCGCTGATTTCAGTGGGATGTACCCGGCGATCATCAGGGATTTCAACGTCGGTGTCAAATCGTGGCTCGACACAAACGATATCACCGAAGCAGTCGAGACGGCGAATCAGCGATTCGACGAGGACGTCACGAAAACCGATATCATCACTGGTATCGGGCCGGAACCCGAAGACGCGTACGAGACCACGGGGCAACTCGACAACGTCGGTAAAGCTCGCGGATATTTCGTGAAACCCGGTATCGTGGAGTCAGAGATCGCGGGGTCACTCGACGGTATCGAGTCGCTACGTAAAGAATTCAAGTCGCTCAAGAAACAAGCGAGTAAAGGTTCAACGGAATGGCATCGCCGTAACAACCAAGACCGTGGACTCAAAGTGCTCACGAACTCGATGTTCGGCGTCGCCGCGTCACCCGTTCACCGGTACTACGAGCCCGGGATGAGCGAGAACATCACGGAGATCGGTCAGCACCTCACGTCAGCGTGTAAGCTCTGGGCGGAGGAGAACCTCGAGGAAGTCGAGAAAGTAGTGTACGGGGACACGGACAGTGTACAATTCGAGCTCGTCGTCGAGAACACCGACGTGGACATGGACGGGTTCGACGAGTACGTCGCTGATTTCGTCGACGAAGTCGGGCCTGACAACGAGCTCGATCTCGATATCAATGACCTCGAGGAGTGCTATCGGGCGCGGCGCGTCGCGCAACGAACCGCGTCGAAGCTCAACGACTTCGTCGTGACGTACGTTCGCGACGTGTTCAACTCGCCTGGAGACCACATGGAGATGGATCTCGATGACGTGTGGAAACGGTACCACATCACGGATCGAAAGAAGAAGTACGCGGGTGACGTGGTGTACGACGACGGTCCGTGCGCGTACCGTAAAATCAAGGGTTTCAAGTGTGTGAAAGCGAATACCTCTGACGCGATCGTCGATTTCCAGGAGGACTTGATCGACGCGAAGCTCAGTGGCGACGACACGACTGGGATCGTTAGAGAGTACAAAGACAAGTTATTCACGGGTCGATTCGACGAACAGATGGTCCAACATACTCGATTGAACCAGATGCCAAACGAATACGAGACGATAATGGCTCATGCACGCGCGGCGAAGAAAATCATCGAGCGAGAAGGCGATCGCGGCGCCGTGAGGACGGGTGACAAGATAGCGTATCTCAAGTACGGTGACGACACTGGGCAAGTGATGCCGGTCGATAACGGGATCGAGGATTTCAGGCCGAACGAACAGTATTGCTCTACGTGTAGCGACGTCGTGTTCACGCCACACGGGCACGAGACCACTGGTGGCCCGCGGTTACGGCGGTCTCATTACGCGTACTTGTGGGCGAATCGATTCGAGCCCACGATGGAGTTATTGCAAGTAACGTTGTTCGAGCAAACCGGGCTGGAGTCGTTTGCATGATAGTAATCGATACGCGTGAACCGGAGTCGATCACTGAACAGCTCAGGGAAGAAGCGAGCGACGTCGAAGTCACTGAGGAGCACCTCGATACGGGTGACTTCTTAGCCGGTAGCTATATCGTTGAGCGTAAGCAGTACGGGGATTTCATTGGTCGCATGACGAACTCGGAGCGCGACGTCTGGCAACAAGTACTCGCGATGGAATCAGCTGCTGACGAGCTCGGGTACACCCCGGTGTTGCTCCTCGAGGGCGAATGGGCTGAAGCGATGCGATGGTCGAGCTTGACACCGAAAGAACCGACGATGGCGATCGGTAGTATCATGAAACTCGGTATCAGCGTCGTGCACACGTATGGTCCACGAGCGTCGTGTCAATTACTGGTCAAGCTCGGTGATGACTCGTCGCACGACGTCGGTAGTATCCGGGACTCGCCATCAGTACCGCCAGAGATGTACCCGAGGTATATGACTGAGGGGTTTGTTGGCGTCGGCACGGCGCGTGCCGAGGATATCCTGGACAGGTATAGCAGTTTCGCTAGCGTGGTTCGACAGTTACTCGAGGACCCTGAGGATCTCAAGGAGATACACGGTATCGGTGACGCCACCGTCGAGAAAATGGTCGATATGGTGACGCGGGAATGGGAGTGAGCTACGCCGCGTCGACCTTTACGTCGGTCACGGTGCCGGTGAACGGGTGTCGCGAGCCAACTGAGAGGAGCTCTCGGTCATCAGTGACTTTCATGTGCTGTCCGTCGCTCCGCTGGAACGTGATAACGGTGTCTGGCTCCGTTTGGACTCGCTCCACCGTGCCGCTCCGCGTCTGGTGCTCGTCGCTTCGAACGGAGTCGTACGTGACGACGACGCGATCGGTTTCGTCGAGTCGAGCGCTGATGTGGATGAGTGCCATGTCAGTTCTCTCCGCAAGCGGCCATGTAGCGCAGCGTCGCAGTGATGAGCCCGTCGTAGCGCTCCGCGGCTGATTTCTGTTTTGCTGCGTCGAGACCGTCTTCGTGGATCACGGTGACCATGAATCGGATGTGGTACGTCTCGAATTCTTCGCCGTCAGCGAATGTGTGTGCGTTCATCGTTGGGACCTCCTTTCCATTTAGACTAATGGCCGGTATCACAATAAGTCTTTCTCTTACAGATACACTTATTACCGTCCGGTCCAAACAAATCCATGTGCAACTATTCGCGTTCCACAAAAACACCGCGCTGTGCGCGCAATGGCTCTGCGACAAACACGTCGTCAAGATCCCGACCGAAGCAGTGCAAATCCTCAACACCGCGCTACACGTCAACGGGTGTGACGACACGTTCTACAAACCAACGCACACGCGACACCCCATCGTGCAATGGACAGCTGACTCGTTGATGAACTGGCGCTGGGCTCGCTTGTACGCGTACGCCGTCGGTGGCGAGTACACGAATCGCTACGACAAATCGCACACGTCGACCCAAAAACTACGCGACTGGCGATACGGCACAGCGGCGCCGTACGAGTACTTCGACGACGTCCAGTTCACTCCGCCACCGCGTGCGTTTGATTACGAGTCCGATGCCGATTCAGTGTGGCTTGCGTATCGCGACTACTACCGCGACTACAAAATCGATGCGATGGACGTGCGTTACGATCGCGGTCGACAGGCTCCCGAGTGGCTGTTTGAGGACTAACGTTCACAAAGACAGACAGAGAAAGTTTTATTGTCTATCCTGTCCAACTCGAAAACGCAATGCCTGGATACCAATTGGCGCATACGTTCGAAGGGCTAGCAGAGTTTCGTGAAACGTTGCCACAGTTGGCACACGCTTCATCGCATCCAGTCTACATCGATCTCGATAGTCAATACGGTGAAGAGACGAGTAGTCTGTCTAACGCCGTGCAAGTTGAACATCAAGGTGTATACAATAACCGGGACGACAGGCTCGCGTACATCGGCACCGACAAATACAGGATCACGCAACACGAAGAAGTACTACGCGTCATCGACGACGCCGTCGGGCAAACCGTTGGCGAGATCGACATCGGTCAAATCCGTGACTTCGGTGAACGCATCGACGGCATGCTCACACTCGAAGGGCACAGCGTCGACGTCGAGGAACTCGTCGACGACGGCTACGTCCCACCAGAAGGCGAAGTCATGACAGATCGAGCCGAGGAGTTCCAGGGTTTCGGTGAACACGACGGCACGGTGCGCGACGTCCTCGGCGTCGGTGTCAGGTTCGCTAACTCGTTCGACGCGTCAGAGCGGATCCGCGTCGAAACCATGGGATATCGCTACATCTGCCAGAACTGGATGGTCTGGGGCGAGGAAACCATCGGGGAGTTCACTCAGTTACACATCGACGAGCTCAGTCAATCCGACGTCGAGACCTTGATCTTCGACGTGCTCGAACAACGATCCGAAGTCGAAGGGCTCATCGTGGACTCCATCCAGGACGACGACTACCCGTTGACCTGGGCGATGCCAGCGCTCGACGACGCCGGGTTCGGCCCGAATTACCAGAAACGCATCCTCAAGAAACTCCGAGACTACGGCGCCGTCGACGACGAGTTCCGGCGCTGGGACTTGTACAACGCGGTCACGGAGTACCTCGACCACGACACGATGCAACTCGGCGACGACGGCGTGAACCCCAACGTGTACGATCGTCACCAAGGACGAGCGATCCAGATCCTCATGGAAGAAATCGACTCGCCGAGCGACAACGCGCTCGACGCGTCCCAAGAGGCGCTCGAGGAACTCGCATGACCCTTGACGGGGACGACTACAGGGCGTTTCTCGAGAAAGTCGGTGACGACGTCGCGGAAGAGTTCAACGAGGAGCTCTTCGGTCACGACGCGCATCGACAGATCGAGCTCCCGGACTCGATCGCGAAAGTAGAGCTCCACCACTTATTGAGCGCGCTCATCACCGCTCACAACCACGCGAGTGATAACGGTGATTTCTACGATTGCGTGATGTACCACGCGCTCATCACGGAGTTCGCGGAGCTCGACGAGGAACTGTACCGTGAATTCGAGGAAGCACAGAAACGCGACCACTCGCTCACCGCGGTTCTCGGCATGGCTGGTGGGCAGGTATGAGCGACGACGACGTGTCGCTCGACGACTTCGATTTAACCGCTGGGATGGAATTCGACATCGACGTCGAGGACATCGAGGAGATGTCGAATCAGCTCCGGCAAGCAGAAGCGTTCGACGTCGAGGAAGCGAGCTCGGAGCGACTCGCAGAGTTCTCGAGTGCGCTCAAGGAACTCGCGGATCACGTCGAGGACGCTCGGAAAGACGTGTTCGAAGCGCAGCTCGACAAGCGAGTCGAGGTCGACGAAAACGTCGGACCGTTGGTGAAGCGTCATGGCAGTCGACGATACGTCGAGAATCGTGAACGCGCGATCCGCGCGTTGGAAGCGAACGACATCGATCCAGTCGCCGCGATGAAGTTCAACGCGAAAGACCTCGAGGAGATACTTCGAGAACACGGTCTCGACCCACGCGAGCACGTGTCGACGACGGAGTACGAGTACTTCCGGAGGCGCCGCTGATGGCTCGGAGATCGGCTCGGTTCTTCGACTTGATGGAGAGGCTCGACTACGACCACCCGGATAACCCACCGGGGAATCGGTTCGGTCGTGTCAGGTGGGAGAAAACGGTACCGAAAGAAGCGATGGTCGAGATAGCTGGAAAACTCGGCATCGACACGAGTGGCGACAAGCCTGAACTCAGGCAACGTATCAGAGAGCACTCGCACTCGCACGGTAGCGAGAAATCACCGGAGTCGAAACTGTCAACGAATGACCTCTTACGCATCCGTCTGGCACTCAATCGAGCGCTGCGTCTCGATGCTAGCGAAGTCGACGTTTACGACGATTTGCCGAAGTGGGGCGGTAACCTCGTCGTCACGACTGAAGAGCACGACGAGCTCGAAGTCGAAGTCGTCGATAAAGGCAAAGCTAGTTGGAAGGACCATTGGGGCGACGAACCGAACTACAGTGAGTACGAGCTGTACAAACTCGCAGGGCGTCACTTCGAAGACGGCCGGCGTCATCGCGTGATGGTGCTTCACGACCTCGATTACGATCAGTTCAACTATCGTGGTTCGGTCGTGCTCGAGAAGCAAGTCGGCTATGGCCCGTATCAACGCTGGAAGAAGCAGTGCTACGTTCGCGAGGTGATGGTCGATGACCAGTGACGCACTCCAAAACGGTTTTGACTGCGTTAGTTGCGGCGATGAAATCGCTGACATCGTACAGCTCGTCGAACACGAGTGCGACGAGGTCTTACACGTGGACGCGCTTGGCTCGAGCGAGATCTCGACGCTGCTCTACGTCGAGGCACGTGTCGTCGATGGCTACGCTGAGTTGGAAGAAGCCCGGATGAACCATGAAGACTGGCAGAACCTTAAGCTATTCGAAGTCGCTGGCATCCTTACGAGGGGCGAGACGAAACGAGCATCCAGTGACGACGTTCAGACGGAACACGCAGAGCGAGGCGAGATGGTGACACCAATCAAACGGTTCACTGAGGAAGCGTGGAGCCTAGCCGCTGGGTGTCGAAAGCTGCGCGGTCAGCGGAACTTGTAGCACACGCTTTTCACTCTTCATGTGCTACTCTCTACCATGGAGAGACCGGTCTGTACGAACGGTAACAGGCTTGACGAGTATCCGACACAGCGGCGTCAAGCGACGCGTATTGGCATCAACTTTCGCGGCTGGGTGGAGTACGCTAACGTCAAGGACGGCGTGGTGTACGAAGCGGTGTACCCGGTTCACGAAACAGAGTATTTCGCGGAGTTGAGACAGCACGATATGCTTGGTGAGACGATCGACGAGCACGTCGAGCGCTCTGAAGAGATCTTCGACGAGTGGAAACACGCAGAGATACAGTAAGGTTTTTTATCTTTCAGTCTTTTATCTTTGTATGTGTATGGCGTATCAATGCTCGGCACCGAACTGTGACAACGACGTCATCTTGGACGAGACACCGCATTGGACACTAACAGAAACGATTACACTCGAACGGTTTTGCAGTCACGGTTGCGCGAAAACGTATCTCGAACAAGTGATCCAGACATGACGCTCATCGTGCTCGAAGGCGCGAGCCGTAGCGGCAAATCAACGATCAGAGACCGGCTCGTCGAGCGACGTCCAAAATGGGTCACGTGGAAAGGCACTAATTTGATGCGTGAAGGGATCGGTGAGAGCTGGATCGATTACCGTGAGCGTTACCACGAAGCACTACATCGGCTCTACGAGCTCAACCCGGAAAACGTTATCCTCGCGGATCGAGGGTTCACTGATTGCGTGTACAACTCCGACGAGCAAATCCGCGAGGAGTTCCGTCGCTTAGCGGCGTGTTACGGTGACGCGTACGTCTTGTACTTCTTCCCGGGTGATCTCCGATGGTCGAACCAGCGCTTCGACGAAACCGATTCCTCGGAGCGTCACGCTCACTTGGTGCACGAGTCTGAGGGTCGCGACGTCCTCTTCGAGCGCGGTACTCGAGATCAACCGAAGCTCAACCGCGTTCTTAATGAGTACGAAGAGCTATTGTCGATGTTCCCGTATCAGCACATCGACACTGATGAACTCGACGTCGAGACGGCGACGAACGTCGCGGAGCAAGCGATACTGGACTGGTACGGGACGGGTGAACACGACCCGGACGTGTGATGTCACGACGAATATACGAACTGTCGGCTGAAGCGCCGGACGCTGTCGAGGACATGCGACAGCTCCTTCAAGGGTTGCCTGTTGACACTGATGACATCACTGTGATTCACGTCAACGTCGAAGCGGAGCTCAACCCGGAGGACATCCTCGATTCACTGGAACAGGCGCAGCTCGACGAGTACGACGTAATCGAACAAACGGACGTAGAGTACGGTCCGGTGCCAGATTTCGAGCGTGACGAGCGACCTGGCACCGGTACGGTGTCGGGCGGAACGTATAGAGGCGCCATCCACGAGGACGCCGTGATGCCGGACACCAAGCACGCCACTGTGTTGCGTACGGTGAATGGTCGCTGGCTGACTAGCACTGAAGTTGCAGGTCAGATCGACGATTTGGACACCAACGCAGCCTCGGCGTATCTCAGCACTGCGTTTAAGGACCGTGGATACGTCAAGCGCCGTAGCGACGCGCCGTATGAATACACGTTGGACCAGGATGGTGAGTCTGCTCTCGCACTCGGTCAGGACTTGTACGAGCAGGAGCTGGAGGACGAAGAGGGGTTAGAGTAGTCAAAAATACCCGTTCGTATAACAGTGAAAAAGTGAAAGACTTATTGTGATACCTGCCTAACATTCACGTGGACAGGAGGTCCCAACGCATGCCAGACGCAGACGAACTAGACGAACAGTACACCGCGGACGAGCTCCGGCGCGGCCCAGCGATCGGCGTCACAGGTCGCTGGGACATGACGAAGCAAGAACTCATCGACGCCATCACCGAGGAGACCGGTGTCGAGCGAGTCACCGACGAAGCGTTTCAAGGCGTGCACGATGTCGAGCCTGGCGACACCGTCGAGATGAACCATCTCCAAGCCGTGCTCACCGTCACCGACGTCGAGCGAAGCGAACACCGCGTCGCGATCGAGATGGAAACGACTCACGGCGGTCGCCACAGACTCGTGTACGACGAGTTCGAGATCCCGCACCTCGAGCGCTGGCGTGCGAACGACGACAAGTGGATGAAAAACAGTACTGACCCGGAGTACTTCCGAGTCGTTCAGGACTGAAACGCAATTTCTTTCGCGTCACCGAGCTGCTCTCGATAAATATGAGCGGACGTCATGACGTGCTCGTGGCGACCGATCTCAGCATCGATCTCCTCTGCGAGCTCGTGGTGGTAATGACCGAATACCCCGACGTCCATCGGGTACGCGAACATCAAGTCCTGTGACCTGTTATACGTGAAGCAATGTAAGTACGTCCCGTTCCCGTTCTCGTCCGCGCGGATCATCCACTGCACGCGGCTCGTGCACGGCGAGTCCGGGGCACCGCCGAATTGGCTCGTCGCTTTCCGGGTACCGTGGTCACGGGTTAAGAGCTCGATCCATTTCTCCCAATCCGCGCTAATTCGTTTCCTGATGACGTCTTCGTAGAACGTCCCGTCGTCGAGATCCAGTCTCGTGTCGAGCTCACTCGATGCTGTGAACTCGGGTTCCTCGCCGCTCCGCACGGTTTCTATTTCGCTCCATAAGTAGTCGTGTCGTGGGTCGTCTTCGCTCCAGACGACGTATTCATCCGGGGTGTGCGCGGTGACGCAGTAGTTCTGTAGTTCGAGCGTCTCGAAGCCCCGGGTCTCGACGCGTTGTCCGTGTTGGATAACTGATCGAAGCACTGATGGGTAGGAGTCGGCGACGTTCGCGACGTATAGTTCGTGCACGGTTCGTGGTAAGGAACGAGTAACATTAAGTTTTTCTCTTACAGTTACATTTATCAATACTCGGTGTTTAACACCGTACATGAGGTCCGTATGGCAGAACTTTCAAGACGGCGTGTCTCACTGCTCGGAGTGCCCCGGGCAAGAAGCACCGTACCCACTTGGCGGTATCGGTAACCATGGCGCCGACGTGATGCTCGTCGGGCAAGAACCAGCGTACAACGTCGACGACGACACGGTTACCACGGAGATGAACTGGCTCGACGCAGTAGCTACGATGATACAGAACCGTCGTGACTCCATGAACCCGCTCTGGAAACACATGATGAACGTCGCTGTCGCGGCGGAGTGCTCGCCAACCGATCTCTACTTCACGAATATCAGCAAATGTTCAACAGACAATACATCGTTTAGCGACTGCCTCGAACATTGCAGAGGGTACTTCCCACGCGAAGTCGCACAGGTCGATCCAGACGTCATGCTACTATACGGTGGGAAAGTCATCAGTACGGTGTTCGACATGTTCGACATCGAGTGGAGCGGGTCAGTTGGTGACGTGCACGGCGAGATCCATGAAACGTCGAGCCTGAAACTCGCCGCGTTCTACCACTGGGGCTACATTTATAGACAGGGGGATCTAACGTCTTACCGCGAAGAGGTGACCAACGTTGTCCAAGACACTGTATCAGCGGAGAACTGATCAATGAGCATCCTCGAAACCGATCTCGCGGACGTTACCCCTGGGGGTCACGCGGCTCAAGCACTGCTCCACAAGTACGGTCTCGGCGCGCTCTTCGCCGCTAATGTATTAGGTGCCGGGTCAATATACATCTTATCGCAGACCGGCGCCTCAGTCGGGTTCACGTTGCTCTGGGTGCTACCGCTCGCGTTCGCTGTGGACATGGTGATGCACGACATGTCGTCGCGACTCGCGGTTAGGGATCGACCCCTAATGGAGTACATCAGTGACGCGCTCCACGAGCTCACTGGGAGTACACGGATCGGCGTCGCGTATGCCATACTGATGGCGCTCGTCATGCAACTCTGGGCCGTGGCGAACTACGCCGTAGCCGGCGCCGCGTTCTCGTGGTTCACAGGTGTCAACGTGTACGTCGCGATCCTCGCCGCGTCAAGCATCGGTGTCGTGCTCGTGATGACGCGCACGTACAACTATATCGAAGCGGTTATCAGTGCGTTGCTCGTAACCGTGTTCGTTTCCTACGCCGCGTTGTCATTCGGGTTAGACGTCAACACGGCTGATCTCGTCAGTGGGTTCGTGCCCGGCGACGTGTCGAGCGCGACACTCGTCATCGCGATGCTCGGCACCACGATTTACTATCCGAACTTTTTTATCCAGAGCTCGATGCAACCGACAAAGGAATGGACGTCACTGAGAAAGTATCGTCGCGACAACGCGGTAGGTATCGCGTTCGCGATACTGATCTCAGTCGGGATGCTCGTCGTCGCAGCTGTCGCGCTCGAGCCCGGTGAGCTATCCCTCACAGATCCAGCGATACCGCTCGTCGACTCCGTTGGCGCGTGGACGCTTCCCGTGTTCATGGCAGCTGTGCTCGCCGCGTCGTTCACATCAGCCACTGGGACGCTATTCGGTTCGTCGTTCGCGGTGCCTCAATCGCTCGGGAAGAAAACGATCTTTGGCGACACTGTGTTCACCGTGGTCACCGTCGTGCTGATCGGTGTCAGCTCGGTGCTATCCATCTTGGCGCTCGAGTTCACGGAGATGACACCGGTCCGGATGGCTATCACGATGCCAGCGTTGAACGGCGCGATCTTTCTCCCAGTGACGATCTTAGCGATGTACAACGCGACGGCGTACGAGATGGACGCGTGGCAAAAAACCGTCTCGGCGATCGCTGTCGTCGTCATGTTCGCGGGATCGATCCTCACAGCCGAGTCGCTGTTCGACACAGTGGTGAGCTTCCTATGACTGACCCGTATATCCGACAGGTACAAGAAGCCACGCACGCGTGGCGTATGGAGAAATGGCCAGATCTCACGCCGCTCGCGCAACTCGCTGGCACCGACGTCGAGGTATCGGAGCTCCTCGAGATGGAGGTGAAGAGCGAGTATTACGACGACGACTGGGCGAGCGAGGAACGATTCAAGGAAGAGATCGGAGACGTCATTATTTACTTGATGGGGTACTCGTCACTCCGTGGGTTCGACGTCGACGAGTGCGTCGAAGCGGCGCTCGATAAGAACGAGGACCGAGACTGGGAGGAACACATGGAAGCACCTGAGCGATGACTCGGTGTCCAATCGGTGGTTGTGACAATGCGGTGGAGCCCGGGCCGAATTGTTACGTCGAAGTCGAGCTCAGTAGTGAATCCGTGAAGAAACTGGTCTGTGAAGACTGCGCGGAGACGTTCAAGGACCATGTTACTAAGTGACGTATCGATCCGGGAGCGAATCAGTGAAGATATCGTCGTTACGCCTGAACCGGTAGAGGAACAGTTCCAACCGGCGTCGTTCGACGTCAGGCTCGGAGAGCAACTCTACCACGCGGCGACGGACACGACGAGTGTCGACGGGAATAGCCACGTACTCGAGCCACGGGAAGCGTACATCGGGCACACGATGGATTACGTCGAGTTACCGCTCGACGTAGCTGCGCAGTTGACTGGCCGGAGTAGTATCGGTCGTCAAGGCGTCATTATCCATAAAACCGCTGGGTGGATAGATCCCGGTTTCCGCGGCGAGATCACGCTCGAGCTCTATAATTTCAGTGAAGACCCCGTTGTTCTCGACGTCGGTAGCCGCGTCGGTCAACTAGTGTTCTTCCAACTCGACCAAGAGAGCACGGGGTACGATGGACAATTTCAAGATCAACTGGGCCCGACGGCACGGTGACTTGTACGAGTTGCGACTCGACTGGAATGTCAAAGTGAAAGAAAGACTTATCATGGAGCGTGCCTTAGATCCAACCGGACTATGGACGACATCGCACCAGCGGAGAAAACCAAGGAGTACAGTCAAGCGAAGACGTACGTCGTCACCGAAGCCGAGACCGAAGCAGATGCTCGACGCAGTGCGGAGACGCAATATCGCGACGAGATCGAGCACCAATTCCTCATCAAGGACTTACAGGCCTTCGTTCGAACGCACCCAAAGGGCTACGAGGTCGCGGTCGTCGCGAGACTACAGTGATGTTCGAATACGATATCGTCGAGAACGAGTACGGGCCACAACTCGCCGTGTCGTTCCAATACGACGAACGAACAATCGAACAGATCAAGTCACTGAGCTGGGAGACGACGCATCGAGCATGGTCAGAGGACCACGACGCGTGGCTCATCGATTACACCGAGCAGTCGCTCGAAGAATTCCAAGACCAAATGAACGTCGTTATCCCGCCGCGATACACGCCCAGCGAGGACCACAGCGGCGTGGTTCATGCAGTGGTTCCAGACGAATACGCGTGGTTCTTCCTTCAAGACCCGTCGAGCGAGATCGATGATTTACTCTGGCAAGAGCTCGCGTACTGGAACGACGCGTACAAGGAACACCAACAACAATGGATTCGACTCTACGATACAGATACCCATGGCGCACCGATCGGTCTCCTCGACAAGACACGGAAGCTCGTCGAGGCGAGTGGCTACGAGTTCACAGTTACGTGGAACGGTGACCGAAAGGGCGGCGCGGTCCAGCTCGACTGGGAGTTCCCCTCGGAGCTCCGCGGATACCAACGAGACGCGATCAACGCCGTGAAAGCGAATGACGGAGGTATCATCGCGTTACCAACCGGGACCGGGAAAACCGTCACGGCGATGAAACTCCTCGAGGAAGTGTCGCTCGAGATGGGGCGAGGTATCGTTCTCGTGCACACACAAGAACTGCTTTATCAATGGGAGAGTGAGATCCGCGATGCGCTACGCGTGGAGCCCGGCGTGATTGGCGATGGGAACTGGAGCGAGGGCCCAGTTACGATCGCGGTGATGCAGACGTTGATGAGCCGTGGCGTGGACGAGCTCGACGAGTCGTATGGCGTCGCGGTGTTTGACGAGTGTCACAGGACATCAGCGGCGGACACGATGCACGACATCGGGATGGATTTAAACGTCGCGATGCGTGTCGGGCTCAGCGCGACGCCGTGGCGTCGGATCGAGGGCGAGGAACTCATGATCGAGGGCGCGGTTGGCGGCGAGGCGCACACCGTTACCGCCGAGGAAATGATCGACGCCGGGTATCTCTCAGAACCGCGATTCGACGTCATCGACCCTCGAGACTACGGGCGTGTCGACACCGCTAATACCGGTGAAGCGTATCACGACGCGTACCGTCGCTGTATCAGTCTCACCGCGACGAGGAACCGCGCGATCGCGGCGAAAACCGCGGAGCTCGCCAACCTAGGGTACCAAGTGTTGGTTAACGTGGATCGTATCAAGCACGGGCGTCTCCTCGAGTACGCATTGAACCGAGACGTCGATCACGACGACGTCATTGACGCCGTTGACTTCGACGACGCGCAATCGAGGCGCGAGTTCATCAGCGCGTTGCAAGCGACGAGTCGAGTCGCTGATACGAACGCCGAGTTCATGCACGGCGCTGATACCACTAAGATCCGTCAGGATACACTCGACGAGTTCCAAAACGGTGACCTCGATATCCTCGTCTCGACGCTATTGAGGGAGGGCGTCGATATCCCGAACATTAGCGCTATCGTTCTCGCGCAAGCAGGGAAAAGCGACGTCAAGCAAATCCAGGTCATCGGGCGAGCGCTACGACCGAAGAACGGCGACCACGCTCGCATCGTGGACGTGAACGATACTGGTCGATACTTTCGCAGTCAATTCGAGAAGCGCATAACCGCGATGCGGGAATACTATGGAGAGTATGGACCGTCTTTGAGTGACTTCGATGTCGAGCCGACATCGGATGATGGACCACCCGAGTCGCGGAGCTTAACTGACGAGCCACCGGAGTCGTTCGAGGACCTCTATGATAACTGACAGAGAAAGACTTATACCGTTACGTGTTTAACTTACACTCGATGCGAGGTAGGACAGCTAGGCTACTCCGCACGGCTCATGCCCGTGAAACCGATGGTTCGAGTCCATCCCTCGCAACTGCCCGGCAACCGTGTCAGTTACTTCGAAAGCTCCCGAACACCCTGACACGGATTCACCCGGGCTTATGGGAACGACGAAGGGTTCGAGTCCCTCCGTTCTCACTTGCCGGAGCGAAAACAGCTCGCCGTCTCGGAAGGGACACATCCAGTGACCGCGTACCGTCGTGCGGACCTGGAGGACTCGCGGGCACACGACGGGCTCCGGCGCACTCGGCAAGGGAACCGGTTACTTCGCATCTAGCGCGAGTGACTCGCGTTCGAATCGCGACTTGTCGTGCACAGCACGGCAACGTGGTCTAACACGGCATAAGACACTAACACCCGGTTCCCACTCATCCGAGGTACATACCAATGAACGATTTCAACGTCGAGGTTAAGAAAGACGACGAGCCACGATTACACGTCCCGAGTGACGCGAGATCCGAGCTCAGCGAGGACGAGATAGCGTCCATCACGCGCCAAGCGATGGATCGATTCGGCGTCGAGACCATCCCGGAGCTCATCGTCACGACGGAGAAAACCATCGAGGAAGAATACGTTCTCGGGACAGTCGAAATCGTCGAGGACGGCGTCGTGTTCACCGCGAAGGACGAGAGGTTCTAACCATGGACTTGAACTCGTCTAAAACAGAAGCGCGGAACCTCGCTGGTGGCCATCGCCACGAGATCAATGACCCACTGGAAGCGCTTCGAATGGTCATGATTACCAACTTACTCGAGGACACGTACTACGAGGACGACTCCGAGTCGCTCGAGAAACTCGTCGAGCGCTTTCAAGCAGCTGCGAACGTGGATCCCGAGTTCCCGTTGCGACTCGCCGCGTGGGCGCGACGAGACGCATACGTTCGAGACGTCCCGCAAGTATTACTCGTGCTCAGCGCGCGCCACGACGACGCGAAGCACTACGTTCGACGATACGCGAGCCACGTGATCGATCGAGCCGACGAGCTCTGCACGACGCTCGCGTTTAACAACACAGTGGCTGGTGACGGCCCGGGTGACTTCTCCGCGACGATTCCATGGGTCTTGAAACGAGCCATTGCTGATGTGATCGAGGACGCGTCGTTCGACGCGTACCAGTACGCGAAGTACCGACAAGGGCACCGAGCGGTCTCGATGCACGACGTGTTCAACCAAGTGCACCCATATGGGTACGAGGACAGTCCAGAACCCGTCGAGGGACAATCCGAGATCGCGAATAGGATAACCAAGGGAGGGAAGGACGCGTATCCAGACGTACAGTCTCTCAGCCAGAGACGTACGTGGGAAGACACCATCAGTGAAGCGGGGCAAGACGGCGACGTCACGGCTGATGACTGGCGCCGCGTGCTCGACGACATGGGGTTATTCGCCCGAGTCCGGAACTTACGGAACATGCTCGAAGCTGGGCTGACTGGTGAAGAAATCCTCGAGGACGCGAGCGACGAGTGGATCCGGAACAGTCAACTATACCCGTTCAGGTTTTACCAAGCACGGAAAGCACTCAAGGGCGCTAGTGAGATGGATCGCTACGTGCACGAGTGGCTTGAGAACGCGGTGAACGTCGCGTGTGAAACCGTGCCAGACGAGCTCGTACACACAGCGACGCTCGTGGACCTGTCGGGCTCGATGCAACAACGGGTGTCGAACCGGAGCGACCTTAGTCGCGTCGAGATCGCGGCGTTGTTCGGCGCGATGCTCGGTCAGAGACGCTCGGATGTCATCGGGTTCGCCGATACAGCGACTCGTGTCCCCGTTGACCCGCTCGAGAACAGTGTGCTCTCGTTGCAAGAAGCGATCGTGTCCACGGATGTCGGGAGTAGCACGTTCGCTCACAAGGCGCTCGAGTTCATCGCGGACGAGTCTACTGATGGAGAAGTCGTTCCTGATAGAGTCGTGGTGTTCACTGATTTCCAGATCTGGGAGAGACAGCGGTACGGTAACGACCCGAACGCGTTCCGTGGTGCGTGGGAGATGCTTCGCGAGATGCACTCCGAGGAACCGTATTTGTACATCGTGGACTTGGCGAGTTACGGCGAGATCAAGCTCCCAGAGAACTACCCGGGCGTCACGAGACTGCAGGGATGGAACGACGGCGTGTTGGATTACATCTGGCACGCCGAGAACAGTTTACTAGACGACATTCAAGCGTATGACCCATGAACCTATACCAGTTACTACGAGCGCTGCTCGAACGGTTCAGGCGCACTGATAGCGGCGACCAGAGCGACACCAGTAGTGACCAGGACGTCGAAGAGACGCCTGATACTGAGAGCGACGTTAACGAGACTGAAGACCCTCCAGTCGAGGAGCACACGCCACCCAGCGACGACGACGAAGAAGAAGAGACGGAGGACGTGAATCGCTCGAGCGACGAGTCGCTCGACATCACGTGGCCACCGAACCCGTGCGTGGACCCGCCGCATCGCGGCGTCGGCGACGAGACCATCGAGGTACGACTGTATTGGCGCGTCGGCGACGAGCTCGGCGAGTGGGCGTGTAAGATGGCGAAGCCCTACGTGGAGTATTGCTACGAGGAAGCCTGGGGCGAGGGCTACGAAGTCGACTGCGTCATCCACCCCGAACCGTTACCGATCGATAAAGACTCGCGTGACCATCACGGATCGTGGTTCGTCGCGTTCAAAGAGTACTACTGGCACCAATTAACGTCGGAGAACCGAGCGAAGCACGCGAACGCGCTCATCGGTCACCTTCCTGGGGTGTACGGGGAGGGCGGTGGGCACTACTGTGTCGTGAACCTTCACAAGCTCGATGGTCCAGTCGACCACGAGCCGTGGAGAGACGACGCGTGTATCCGTGAACGGCACTACGGCGGGCTCGGGTACTCGATTAACTCGATGCTACACGAGATCGGGCATTGTCTCGGGTTGTCCCACGACGACCACGAGCCCGATCAAGACGACTTCGTCGAGGCCTATGGGTATTCACACGTCACCGTGATGAATAACAGTTATCACACTGGGAATGGCCAGATTCATATCTTGAGCGATCGAGTCCGTGGCAGGGAACCCGATTTGTCGTACTAGATGTCGATGGTGTGTCGACAGTTCGGGTAGTTCGAGCACCCCCAGAACTCGCCGTGCTCGGATTCGCGACGAGCCATCCACGCTTCGCACTCGTCGCATCGCGGGTTGATAGCTTCTCTCCAGTTGAGCGCCATGTCCTGGATCTTGGGACGGAGGTTGCTCCGCCACGACTCGATCCTGAGTGTTTTTCTGCGCCCAGAAACTGGGCGGTCGTCCTCGAGGCTCCACACGACGTTTCGGATCGCGTCGTCCCCGCGGTCGCGAGCGCTCCCGTTTTGGAGCGTCGAGAACACTCGGAGCTCGAGGTCGTCCGTTGGGAGATCGATGGAGTAAACGACCTCGTTGACATCGTCCATGTCGACTTCCTCGAATTGAGCGAAGTCGTCGAGGAACTCCTCGAATTCGTCCTGTGCGATGTTGGTGTAGCGTCGCGCCTGTGATTGTGCCATCAATGGGACCTCCTGTCCATTTAGACTAATGGCCGGTATCACAATAAGTCTTACTCTTTTTCATAGACCATGCGCCTAAAGCAACACTTTTTATCTTTCAAACACTACCTTCTATACGTTATACCGCTCGTCAAAAAGGTACTGACATCACATGAACGAACAACAGATCTTGGAGACACTCAGAGACGAGCCATTCGGCGTCGAGTGGAGCGCTTGGTGCCACCCAGAGACGCTACGCGACCTGCGCGACGACTGCCAATCGCTGCGCACTAAAGACGACCCGATACCACCCACGCCACGTGAACGATTCGGCAGGGACTTCGTCGCGGATCCCGCGCTACCGCGCGACGAGTTCTTCGTCTACCCAGAAGACGTAACAGAGTTCATCGACGCGTACGTCACGCACCCGCCGCGACGGCTCGTCGAACAACTCATCGAGCGACAAGGCATCGATGCACGCGACGAGGACTACAACACCGTCGTCACGACCACGCTCTGGTACAGTCTCGAAGAAACGCGTCACGAGTTCGATGTAGACGCGATCAAGGACGTCGAGCGCATCCCGGCGCTTCGACAGCTCATCGAGCGACACGTTCCAGACGACCACCCGCCCGCGTCACCCGAACTCGTCGAGTGGGAGTCGACAAGCGATTATCTCGACGTCGACGTCACGGATACCACGTGGCGATGGACCATGGATTACACCGATAGCGACGTCGCGTCGCGTGTACAGTTCAGTTACCGAGTCGCTCACCGAGATTTACTCGAGATGCACGAGGACCACGTTATAGGTGCGATGGACGCGTTCGCGAGGCGAGCGATCGACACAGTGAACTCAACTGAGACACGCGAACTCACTGGTTGGCTCACGGAGCACAGTGAGCCACGCATAGCGACGGAGCCCGATAGCGGCGAGATCTCGGACGTCCATACGTCTGTTGGAGAAAAAACCATCTCGTACGGTGATTTATACATGCAACCGCGGAGGGTACCGTCATGTCGCTAGACGCGCTCCGCGCGTTCAGGAAGCGATTCTTCACGAAACCCCGGCCCTCAGGGAGGTACTTCCTCGCCGACGCCACCGTGAGCGACGTGACGCGCGCCCTCGGGACACAGTCGTTCGCGCCGAACTGGGAGTACAGTTACAACTATCGCGGTGAAGACGTCAACCTCGCGAGAGTAGTCTACGAGGAACACCGCGGCGTCGAGTGGTGGCAAACACACGTCAGGGGGTGGATCGCTGACGACGGCGTCGAGCTCAGCGCGCACTGGGAACCCGAGCCCACCGAGCACCCCTCGATGCATCTCAGCGGTGACGCGTGTACCGTCACTCGCGGCGAAGAAGAGTTACGCGCCGCGCTTGACGCGATCGAGTACATGGAGTTTATTTGGGACGAGACTCGATCACTCGGATAGGCATCTCTTTCATCGATCGACGAGTCCCGCGTTTCCGCATTAGCTCGATGTTCTCTTGATAGGTTAACTCGGGGTCTACGCGCGACGTCCAATCCTGGACCTCGTAGTGCACCGCGGCGGCTTTCACGCACTGCCAGGACATCACGGGTTTCTCGCGTCGCTCCGTGTATTGGTTCCCGAGTGGGAGTCGTGATTGTTCGTGCTCGGTGAGCCTGGCTTGACCGAGCGCTGGTTCGCGTCGCTGTTTCACATGTCGAGTCGTCGCGTCATCTCGTCGAACATCTCAGCGATCTCGTCGCCGCGAGTCTCCATTACCGCGTCGTCGACGAGTAACCAGATGGAGCGCTTGATTTTCCATTCCTTGATGGATTCTAAGCACGGGTCGCAGATGGCGAGCTCGGTGTCCTCGATCGCGTGGAACGTTACGTCGACCTCGCTTCGCTCGTCGCCGTATTTACACATCACGCACCACACGGGGTCCGTGAATGGCTCGACGACGCTCATGTTAGTTCCTTGAATAGCCGAGCGGCGCGGCGCCAGTCGTGTTCTTGCGCGTCACCCTTGGTCCGGGCTAGCTGGAGTGTTTCCTCACTGAATAACTCGATGAATTGGTGTTTCGCGATCTCGCGGGCGTGGTGTTCGGGCACGAGCTCGTCGGTGACGTTTTGCATTATCGCTGTGACGAGTGATTCGTGGAACGACGCCATCCCGTCGATGATGGCTTGTTCGCCGGTCTCGGTTAATCGGTACCATCGCAGCGAGCCGGGTTTGTCGTAGGTATCGGTGTACACGAGCTCGAGCGAGCCTTCGTCGCGGGCTTGCCTGAGTGCCTTTGAGACCTGCTGTCGAGATAAGTTTATCTCGATGTCTCGATGCGTGAATTCGTTCTCCATGTTGCTTATTTGTTGTACTATTTTGAGCCGTGAATCGTGGCGTCCGCGGCCGTGTGCTGACGCGAGCGGGTTGAATGCTTGCACGGTCTAGTGTAGTGCTCGAACCGTGATAAACTTACCTCTTTCGCTTGTTTCCAACGAGGGTAGTCGCGTAGAGCCTTTGTTTACACTATTCCGAAACTGTCTCGCTGCCTTGTTACCGAGCAAGACAGCTTGAATAAAAATCGACGTGTTAACAGATGAAAACAAGTCTTACTGTCTTACAGCGACGACAGGAAAACGGTGTTGCTTACTATAATAAGAACAACACCCATCCAGTTGAAGCTGACACTCTCCCGTCTCACATACCGATACAACAGAGCAAGAACGCACTCACACACCGTTCCAAGACGCGATTCCCGGCGCTTCAAGCACGGACGTAGATCCCATTGCTTCGCCGCTCGCCACGTAGCTCGCTGCCCGCTGAACCAGCCATAGCCTTGCAACACTGCCCAAGCCCGCCTCCGTTCAGTGTGGTTTGGTTCTTGATGGCGTTGTCGCGTGGCGATGTCGTGGTTGGTTTCTACGCGGCGCGGTATGTGTAAGAGTAAGACTTATTGTGATACCGGCTATTAGTCTAAATGGAAAAGAGGTCCCATGTATTACGACTACTCCCACGGCATGGAAATCGAGCAAGATCCCAACCAAGCGCCGCGAGACGTCGTGCAAGGCGACGACTGGCACAGGGACGGTAGCGGTCCCCAAGAAACCGATTACGGCGCGTACAACCAAGTCAAATCCATTCTCAACGCGTTCAAGGACGACTGCGACGGCTCGACGTGGACGTGGCACAACGAGACCACTGATGGCGCGGGATGCGGGAGCCATGTTCATCTCAACGTCGGCTCGGATTTCGACGACGAGCTCCAAGCCTGGACCATCACGCACAACACCGTCATCGAGCTCGCGCCATTCATGCTCCCGTTGTTCTGCGCGGACTGGACCAACGGCTACAGGGACTCAGTCGCTCGATGGGCGAGCCCCACGACGACGCGGTACTCGCAGGACACACTGCAATCGATGGTCTCCAACCCTCGGAGTCAATCACGGAGCTACGACGCAGTCACGATGAACGGCGCGGATTACTCCGGGAAACCGCTCACGCTCGAGCTCCGGATGAACGAGGCGCACCCGGCTCGAGCCATCGTGGGGTTGTTGTTCCTCCGAAGGGTCGCGGGGCGCTGCGTGGAGAAGGGATGGTCACCCAAACTCGCTGGGGATCGCTCCAGGGTCATCGCGGAGATCTACGACGCGGCGTACGACGCGAGCGACCCGATCGAGGCGCTCCGCGACGCGGGGTCCATTGAATTCGAGGACGGGCGCGGGATCCCCGGGGTCGGCGAGGCGTTCGATACCGCGCTCGAGGTGCTTCGAGCGATCCTCGGGTCGATGGGCACGGATCACGGGAATTACAAGGATCGCGTCAACGCGTTCACGGTGGCTCGGATCGACGGGAGACACGAGTCGGGCCCGGAGGACCTTGGTCGCGAAGCGTGGAGGGTCGACGAGGGCTCTCGATTTTGGAGCATGGTGGACGACCGGCGCTGGGACGAGGTGTAGTGCTCCTCGAGGTATTCGCAGCGGTCTCGACACGGTTTTCGAGCTGTGAACAGCTGAGATATCGGTGTTTGAGACCGGGTTTCGCGCTCGAAGCTGCTGTAGCGGTGTTTGGAGCGTGTTTAGCATGGGGGTAACGCTGCTCGAAGCGGCGCGCAGTACGCCCGGGTGGTTCGCGAGACGATGAGTCACTGCTGTTCGCCCTGCTCACACACTCGCGTCAGTGTGTAAGAGTAAGACTTATGGCGTTACTGGTCTTACGTGTACATGGAAGGCAGCTGGTTCGATCCCAGCCGCTCACCTGGCTGAAGCGCGAAGGACAGGTGACGTGCCCGAACAGGGGCGCCGTGGCGATTAACTGTCACGCACCACACCCTTCCTCACACGCTCCCTTTCAGTGAAAAAGAGAAAGACTTATTGTGATACCGGCTATTAGTCTAAATGGAAAAGAGGTCCCACAGATGGCACGCTACAAACTCACCGGGTACACCGTCAACACCGACGAGCTCCCAGACTGGAAAATCGACGAGCTCACCAAGAGCACCACGATCGTCACCGCGGAGAACAAGGAACACGCTCGACGCGTGCTCCGCGACGAATACGTCGACGAGTTCCACGACGTCGAGATCGAGGAAGTGAACTAACGTGTGCTGGATGACTGCGCGGCGCGGTGACTCCCCGCTCGCCTCGGGGCTCGACGCGTGCCAACGACACGAGGACGCGAGCGGCGGGCACTCCTGGGGCTACGCGATCAGTGATGGCGAGAAACTCGAGACGTTCACACAAGTCGGGACCATCGACACGTTCGCGACGAGCCCCGAGGCCGAGGTCGCGCTCGTACACACGCGACTCGCGACTCGCGGCGAGATCACGGAGGAGAACGCGCACCCGTTCTTGATTCACTGGCACGAACCCGGGGGTGCGTCGCGCACAGCGGCGCTCGCGCACAACGGCACGTGGCACGACGCTCCACACGATGGCCGTGCGGACTCGTGGCACATGGCCCGTGAACTCGAAGCACGCCTCGAGGACGACGCCGAGCTCCGCGACGCAGTCGAGTCGCTTGGCGCGCTCACGAGTGAAACGTTTATCGTCGTCACTGATATGGCCCGGGCGCTCGTGTACTCGGGGCGCTTCACGGTCACCACTGATGACGTCGAGTCCCCGCGAGTCGTGCAGTCGAGCGAGCTCGACGAGATCCCGACTGGCTCGACCCTCGAGCTCTAACCGTCACGGATCGAGTGACAGTAAGAGAAAGACTTATTGTGATACCGGCCATTAGTCTAAATGGAACAATGGAACTCAGTGACGAAGAACTCGCGCGCCAAGAAGCACAGACCCGAGCCAGCAAGGCCCGCCGCGAACTCCCCGACGACTGGATCTAACGTCTCGTTTTCCAACACGTGAGCTCACGACACGCTAGTAGGCACACCACGCCACACCAACAGCAGTAGCGTCACCAGACTCACGTAGCGAGGACACGTTCTCGTAGCTCTCACAATGCCCCTCCTACGTGGGGCCACACCCCGCCCGTTCTCGACGAGTGGAGGTACAGCGGCCGTGACTCTCACGAGGCGCACGTGTCTATACGGCTGACGCTGATTTGACGGGCTCTGTATGTAAGTGATGGGGGGTGTTGTTCTTATTATAGTAAGCAACACCGTTTGACACCGTTTCCCGATGGTGCTGTGGGGTCGCTACGCGGCGTGGATCTGTCTATTGAGTTGACACGTTCTGTCTTGCTCGGTAAGTCGGCAGTCTTACGGACTCGGTTTTTTGTAAAGTAAGGCGCGTGGCATACTTTCAACTCGGAATATAGCGTATTGGCCTCTCTTTCACGGTAAGAAAGACTTACAATCTCGGGGTTCCAATACCAATCATGGAGGCACTCGACGAGCTACGACGATACGTGAGCAGGAACGAGTACAGCACGGAGGTCACGATCGACCAGGACAACCTCGACGACGTACAGTGCATCGCCGACGAGCACGAGTGGATCTACGTCGAGGAGCGACACCTCGATGAATTCGACGTCCCGGCATCAGTCACCATCAGGGTGACGATTGATCTCGACGAATGGAGAAATGAGTGAAGCGTTCCGCTGCGATGGCTGTGACGAGTACTATGGCGGGACCCCGACCACTATCTCGATTGGACTCGAGCACGGAGTGGTTGGCGACTCCGTGACGCTCGGTCACTTCGCTGGCCGGGACGACGCGCACCCGCGTGACGACGAGCCCGAGCATATCGTCGAGTGGCCGTTTCACGACGGTGGTGTCGAGCTCTGCGCGACGTGCACCGCGAGCTACGTGGTGCCCGGCGTCCAGGAAGCAGCGCAGCAAGGGCGATACGATGACTGACGAGCCCAGGATTGAAAGAGTTCACAACGGCGAGCGCATCGCTGTCAATAAGACTATCGGTGAACAGTCGAAGGAGTTGAACGGGATCGAGCGCTCAGTCACGTGCCCGTGTGGGACTCGACGGAATATTAGGAGCGTGTATCAGTGCCTCTATTGCGAGGTCTGGTTCTGTAAAAATTGCGCGAGGGAACACTTCGGTGACCAGGAGGCTGGCGATGACTGACGGGTTGAAGAACCCGATGCGCTTCAGTATCCGGAACCGCTCCATAAACATCGAGGAGAAGCTTCGACACCCTGATTTCGACGAGAAACACGTGACGCGGATCGAGATCGTGGACGAACAGATGTACGTTCATTGGGAATGGCTAGATGGGACCGAGCAGTCCGAGACTATCGAAATCGACCAGCAGAAAGCAGCGACGATGCTTCACCAATTGACGTTGACACGGGAGCGAGAGCGTCTTTCACCGGTATCTGACGAACACCTGGATACGGCTACGACGTGGCTGGAGGAGTCACTCCAGGATGATGAGTAACGTTCTGGAGAGCGAGCCAGGCGTTATTTGCGTGATGGAACCTGGGTACGAGTACGAGTATCAGGTCGGTCAAGCGGACGGTGAGGGCGTTGTTCGAGACGACGAAGGTAGGTGTTACAGTAGCGATCGGTTCGACGTAGTGTACGAGATAGATTCGTGTAACGTGTGTGGCGCGAGTGACCTCGCGGACTTCGAGCTCGTGAGGAACGTGTTGGAGTGCCAGGAGTGTAGTCATCTCCACATAGATAAGCGGTTCTCGGAGTTGATTGGTCTATGAGGGACGTGTTGATAGCGACGAGCGGCGTGGTATTCTTCATCCTGCGGTGTGTTAAAGAAAGACTTATAACGGTACGGGTCCATTATCCAACTGGAATGAGGTCCCATCAATGTAGCGAGCACGACCGATGCGAGCGCCCCGATGGCCACACTGGCCCCCATGCAGCTGGGTTCCCCAATAACGCTGCTCGGCGACCAGACTCCGAACCACGGGCCGTGTGGAGCAGCGACGAATGACAGCCCAGAAACACAGCGGTCCCGTCTGTGAAGAATGCGGCGCGTCAGTCTACCGTCCAGACACAGCTACAAAGTGCGACGCGTGTAGCCACGTGAACCCCGATGGGATCGCGGAATGATCGACAAAACGTGTAGCGAGTGTAACGGTGAACTCGAAGCAGTCGCGGATCGCACCGTGAAATGCCAGGAGTGCAACCGGTCCATCGTTACGAGTCGAGCCGTCGTCAGTCACGTGTTCGGACCACGGCTCGACTGGTCGCTCCGTGCCGTGCGACTCGACGAGCCACGTGACGAGCATCGAGTCGTGTTCGATGTCACGGGGGAAATCGACGCCCGAGTCGTCGCTCGAACGACCACAGATGGCGACTTCGTCGAGTGGGAGCCGTCGCCACCCGAGAGCGATCGAGCGTTCCTCGAGGAACGCGCCGTGAAAACAGCTCGATCGTTCGAGTGCACGAAGCTCGAATGAAGGAGTACACGTTCGACGAGTTGGAGCGTCGTCACCGCGAGGCGCAAGGGACACTCGTCGACATGAGCACAGATGGAAACATGGTCGGGTCGATGAACTGGCGAGCGCTCCAAGAACGCGAAGAAGAACTCCGAATGGAGAGACTACGACGCGCACTGCGGCGAGACAGCTCTGACTCCCAGTGATTCCGGGGCAACGCTTTTCACTCATCAGACCCCTATTCTCTAATAGGCCTCACTGGACGAGTTGACGCATCGACTCCAGTGAGTTCAAACACTAGCATGTCTTCTCGCACCGAGGCGTTCAAGGAACTCGTGCAACGCGACAAAGACGTGTGTAACAACTGTTTCCGTCGCACGCACGACACCATCGAACGGAACTACGCGAAGCGAGCGTTCAAAAACAGTGACGGGGAACCCGACGTATGGTGGGAAGAAGTCGATTTACCCTCGATGCGATTCGTTCGCTCGACTCGAGTCGAACACATGTACCCCGATAGCGACGACGGCGCGACGATACAGTCGTGTAAATGCGGTCAACGCGGGATCCCACTCAGGCCAGTCGAGCTCGAAGTCGCGATGACGTACGCGAAACGCGTCGCGACTCGACTCGACGAGAAAAACGTCGATTTCGACAGAGACACGTTACTCGACAGGGTGCGAATGGACATGCAGAGACCCGAGAACCAGTCTCGACTCGACTCCGTTCTCGGGCAAGCCGTTCAAGGAGCGATCAAGGTATGGACATTGAGAAACTCGGGTGCACAGATTACGGAGACGTCTGCGAGCTCGCAGTAGGGTCAATCGTCACAGTCACGTTTTTCGTCGGGACAGTGCTCGGCGCGCTCGACCCACCGAGCTGGTTGTTCCAACTCGTCGTCGTCTCAGCGGTCGCGGCGATTTTCGGCGATAAAATCTACAAATACAAGAAGCGAATCAAAGGTGGTAAGTGATGCCCGATTCATCCAATGGTAACTGGCAAGGCGTCGATCTCAACAGGATACCGATCCCCGATGACCTCTCGGAGTGTCACGCGCGTCAACGCAGGGCGTATATCTACGAGCGCGTGAAAGAAGAGGGACACCCGAGTCTCATCGACACACAGGAAGAGTGCGAGAAACTCGACGTGTCCAGGCGCCAGATCTACTACGATCTCGACGCCATCGCGGAGTTCATCGAGTCGTTCCTCGGCGAGCACCACACCGGTGAGAACTGGACTGTGTTCGAGAAAGCGAAGCGAGAAGCGCTCCGCGAGGGCGACTGGAAAGGCGCCGTGGAGATCCTCGAGAAAGAAGCCGAGTGGCTCGAGCGCCGTGGCGCGATCAACACCGAGCCCGAGGAACACGAGATCACGTGGCGCGAATACATCGAGTCAAGTGAATGAGTCAATCGAAACCAGCGCCAAGTGATTACACGTCGGGCGACGATCGCTACGTTCGCTTCGCTGAGGATTTCCTCGAGCTCCAAGTGTCGGAACCGCAGAAGCGTATCCTACGCGCGGTCGCGACGAATCAACACGTACTCGTCGTGGGCGCGAACGGGTTCGGTAAATCCTATATCATCGCGGCGCTGTGCGACGCGTTCATCGCGACGAACACTGATAGCGTCGGTCTCGGTACGTCGGGTTCCTATAGCCAGTTCGTCGACACGATGTGGAACCCGATGAAATCGCTCGCGAAGAAACTCCGAGACGAACACGACATCCCGGTTCGTGTCTACGACGGGAATCAACCGAAACTCGAGCTCGACGACGAATGGTTTTTCAAAGTCGTGAGCCCACGGGATCCAGGGGACCTCGAGGGCAGGCACGCAGCTGATGTTCTCATCGTCATCGAGGAAGCGGATAAAGCGTATATCACGGGGGAGCACTTCGATAGCGCTGGGTCCTCGGTGACGGATATGAACGATCGAATGATCGCTGTGGCGAACCCACCGGAAGACGAAGCGAACGTCGTGTACGACTTGATGCAAGACGAGTCCCGGTGGCACGTCCTCGAGTTATCGTCGTTCGAAGCCCATAACGTCCAAGTCGACATGGACGAGTTGGACGACGAGCGCATCCCGGGTATCGTGGATCTCGTCACCGTGGCCGCGGATTGGGAGGACTGGAACAACGAACCGTGGCCAAGGGCCGAGGAGCAGTGGAGCGACGGCGAGTACCCCGGGGTTTCCGAGCTGAAAGACCGCGTCCAAAACGATGCGTTGACGCGTGACGAGCTCGTCGACGTGCTCAAACCAGGGGCGTCGAGGGCGAGACACGCGCACATGGAGCGCGACGATTTGGATAAACGCTGGTATCGTCGACGCGCCGGCGTGATGCCGCCGGACTCCGCGATGGTGTTCCGTCCGTTCAACGTGCAAGACGTCGAGGAAGCGTACGAGCGCTCCCCTGATATCAGTACCGCGACGCCGCAAGGTGTCGGGCTAGACGTCGCTCGGAAAGGCGGGGATCACAACGTCCTCGCGGCGAAGCACAGCGACGTGATACGCGTGCACGGGCGCTGGCAAGGCGTCGATCACAACACCAATGAATCAAAGGCGAGGAACCACCTCGAGGACTGGGCTAATGTCACGGTCGCGATCGACGCGCAAGGCGAGGGCTCTGGACTCGCGGATCGTGTGCACTCGTTCCACGACGAGCTTGTCCGGTTCAACGCCGGGGAAGAAGCAGCTGAGTCCACTGAGTACTACGACAGGTGGACTGAGGGCTTGTACAAGCTCGGTCAGTTCCTCCGTGATGGCGGCGTGTTCAATAGTCGCCGGTTACGCGAAGAACTCCTCGCCGCTGCTCGGACGATCGAAATCGGGGAGAAATACTATAAGTCACGGGAAGAAACAGTGTTTCAAGCGACGTCGAAAGACGACGTCAAGGAACACCTCGGGAGATCACCCGACTTGCTCGACGCGGCGTACATGGCTGTGTGGGCGGCGAGCGACGCCCCGGAGCGCGAGAAAAAGAAACAAGTGCTAACGTGGTAATGATTACGTTTAACGACACCGAGTACTCGCGCGACGTCGTGGAGAAAGCCGCTGAGGTCGCACCCGGGCTCACGCGACGCGCACTCGCGTCGAATCGAGCGCCGAGCGCGTCCCTTCGCTCACAAGCCGCGTTCGGTCAGCAGTATGGCGGGGATCGCGAGATCTGGGACGTGCTCGGGTACGATCGAGACGTCGACGCAGAGCAATACCGCGCGAAGTATCAGCGTCAAGACATCGCGGCGAAGGTCGTGAAGCTCCCCGCGGAGGACACGTGGCGCTACTCGCCGAGTGTCAGCGACGATCTCGACGCGGAGAACACCACTGGGTTCGAGCGTGACGTACAGCGACTCGTCGACGAAGCGAAGTTATTCCACTACATGCGCCGAGCTGACACCGTTGCGGGCATCGGTGAGTTCGGCGTGTTACTCGTCGGGCTCAGGGACGGGCAACCGCTCGACGAACCGCCGAACCAAGCAGTGCTTAGTGGTCCTAGCGACGTCGCGTTCTTCACCCCGTTCGCGCAAGACAGCGTCGACGATTGGTTACTCGGGAAAGACGGTGACCGCGCGCCGACTGACCCGAGGTACAATAGGCCAGTCGAGTACACGATCGACTTCGCTGACGTCGACGACACAAATGGGAGTGACCTCCGCGACGTTCACTGGCAGCGAGTGTTCCATATCGCTGAAGGGAAAGACGACAGCGATTTAAAGGGCACGCCGCGATTGCGACCGATTTACAACAGGCTCGAGGATCTCGAGAAAACCGTTGGCGCGTCAGCTGAGATGTTCTGGGCAGGCGCCGATAGGAAACTCCACTTCGATATCAGTAGCGATAACTCGGCTGATATCCCTGACGACGAACTCGACGATCTCGACGAGGAAGTCCAGAAACTTGTTCACGACATGCAATCTCACATCAAGACGTTTAACACCGATATCAACGTCATCGACGGTCAAGAAGTAGACCCATCAGGGATCGTCGACGAGCTACTAAAATTCATCGCGGGCGCGACGGGTATCCCGAAGCGAGTGCTAACCGGCTCCGAACGCGGCGAGTTAGCGTCGAGTCAAGACAGAGCGACGTGGTTCGGTCGGATCGAGACGCGTCAAAACACGTTCGCGGAGCCCATGATACTGCGCCCAGTGCTCGATCGCTTCGTCGAATGGAGCGTTCTCTCAGACCCAATCGATGGATCGTACGTCGTGCAATGGCCGAACTTGTTCGAGTTAACTGAAGTCGAACAATCAGAGGTCGTCAACAATCGCGCGCAAGCAGTGAGTCGCATCGCGCCACAGGGCAACACGGATTTGCTCGGTACACCGGAAGAGCTCTTCGCGTTCATCGCGGATGGCGAGAAACCCGACTTCGAGGACCGAGCCGAGATCGAGCTGCTCGACGAGCGAGTACAGCGAGAGAACTTCCAGGAGCTCGTAGACCAATGAGCGCGACACGGCGACACGCGCACAACGCGATCGATAGCCGAGTCGACCCGACTCAATCCAAACAACTCAGGCGTCGCTACGAGCGAGCGTTACGGAGACCACTACGTAAACTAAAAGGACTTATCCGGGACGGTATCGTGGATCGCGGCGCGATGGACATGGCGATGAACGAACCGATGCCCGTGTTCCGGTTCACGACTGATGAGCGACGAGAAGTCGTGAAACACTTCATGGACTGGCTGAACAGCCAGCAGCGACAAGGGTACTTGGACGTCATCGATTCACGAGACAATCGCTTCGTGAGGAACGCGTACACGAAAGGCGCTAGGTTCAGTGACGCTCGGTTACGAGAAACCGGGTTGAACGTTCCAAGCGAAGAAATCGAAGCCGTACTGAATAAACCGATCCACGAGAGCAAGGTACAAGAACTGTTTACTCGTAACTTCGAACTGTTAGAAGGCGTCGATACCGATATGCAATCAGCGATGCGGGAAACCTTGAGCGGAGGACTCGCTCGAGGGCAGGGCCCTGGTGGAATCGCGTCGGATCTCAACGATCGAGTCGACGCGATCGGTACGCGTCGATCCAATCTCATCGCGAGAACCGAGGTCATCAATGCTCACTCAGAGGGCACGTTGACTCGATTCGAGGAACTCGGCGTCGACACAGTCACTGTGAAAGCCGAGGTACAAACCGCTGGCGACGACAGGGTCTGTGAACGCTGCTGGTCCATCGAGGGCGACGTGATGACAGTGGAGGAAGTCAGGGAAGACACGTTCACTTTTGATGGCACTGATTTCCCGGTTAAGCCACCGATTCACCCGAATTGTCGATGCGTGCTCCTCCCAGTCACTGACACGGTGAACTAACAATGCAACTCGTCACGAACGAACTCGACACTAGCAGTATTAGGTACGAGGACTTCCGTGGTCGCGAGTGGCTCGTGGCGCCAGTCACCGCGATGCGCGCGATGAATCTAGATAAGGGTTATGTACCGAGCCACGAGATCAAGAAGAGCGCCTCGGCGTGGAACGGGACACCGATCACGTTGAACCACCCGCGGAGCGAGACCGGTGAACTCGTCTCCGCTAACTCGCCGGACATCGCGGAGAAAACGTGGATGGGATACCTGTTCAACGTACACGCGGCGAATGGAGGTGAGAGACTAGACGGCGAGGCATGGTACGATATCGAGCATTGTAAACAACTCGGTGGGCGAGCCACGAACGTCATCGAGAAACTACTGTCAGACGAACCAGTCTCGGTCTCGACGTCGTATTTCTTCGACCGGTTACCCGCTGGGAACTACGACGACGAGTATCGAGAAAAAGTATCCGGGAATCTCAGGCCAGATCACCTCGCTACGCTCCCGGACACGAAAGGAGCGTGCTCGATCGAACAAGGGTGCAAGGTAGCTGCTACGAATAATGAAGAGCGATTCACGGTTACTGCGCTCCCCGATGACCCCGATGAGCCCGACGCGGGCCCGATGGGCGAGGATAGCAGTGAGGAAACCGTGCAATCTAGTGACGAGCAATCTGGAAACACAGATGACGGCATCATAACCGCGATCCGGAACCTAGCAGAGAAAACTGGGATCGTCGGGTCCGGTGACGCTCGCGGGTACGTCGTGTTCGATGAACAGACGTCGAACGGTGAGCAAGTCACGGTGACTGAAGCATCGTTCCGAGATGCACGGTGGATGACTGTTATCCACGTGCGTGAAGACGATGAACTATCTGAGCCGATCGGCTCGGGTGAACCGCAAGACGCCGGGGAGATCGTTCAAAGCGAAGAAATCGAGCTCGACGAACCGTTAGAGGACGATGCCACAGTCGCGGCGATGTTACACTACGTCACCGAGGAGAATGAAATGTCTGAAGCCATCACGGCGCGTGACGGTGAACGTTTCATGAACTCGGCATTCGTCGGTGTAGCGCCGAGCGACGCAGACGTCGGGGAACAGTCGCTGAACGAGACGGACATGGAAGATACATCCAACAACATGAGCGACCGAGTCGAAGAGCTCGTGGAGCAACACGAGTTCAACGCGGAGAACCTTCCTGACGAAGAAACCGAGTGCTTCGATCGTATCTACGAGTCGTTCGCTAGTAACGAGGAGAGCGACGAAGATACGAGCGACGGCGACGTCACGGAAGACGAACAGATCACGATGAACGTAGAGGACTTCGAGGCACGGCTCGAAGAAGTCAAGGAAGAAGCCAAGGAAGAAGCCAAGGCCGAGATCGCACGGAACCAAGAAGAAGAAGCGCGTGAAGAGTTAGTCGACGACATCGTCGCGAACAGTGACCGTGAACGCGAAGACCTCGAGGGCATCGAGACAGTTGACGCGCTCGAGGTCATCCGCGAGGAAGTCCGCGGGCAAGCCGCTGCGAACTTCGCCGCGACGCCGGGCGCGTCAGTCGAGTCGTCGAGCTCGGATACGATGCCGAGTCTCTCTGCGAGTGAGCGCATCGCGGAGCGAGAGGGAGGTGACGAACGATGAGTCGACCCGAGGACCCGAGCACGGTCCTGTTGCACGGCGACGACACGAGTCGCTATCTCAAGGACGGTGTCGCGCAAGCAGCGATCACGCCTGGCGAGCTCCTCGAAGTTCAGGGCACTGAGGACACAGGGGCTGACATGGCTCGTCAACTCGCCCCGCAATCGAGTGCAGCTGTTCCGGTCGCGACTCGCGTCGCGCTCGAGTACGGTCACACTGGGCGTGGGATCGACTCCGACTACGAAACCGATGACCACGTGGAGTACCATCACTTCAAGAAAGGCGAAGAAGCGTACATGTGGCTCGCTGACGGGGAGAACGTCACTGTGGATGATCTCCTCGTTAGTGATGGCACGGGTGCGCTCCGCGCAGCTGCTGGTGACGGTAGTGAAGACGCAGCTGCTGTGCTCGTCGCGACGGAAGCAGTGGATAACACGAGCGGTTCACCCGCTCGTATCAGAGCGGAGGTGATCTAGCATGAGTCAAGCAGCTAATGTCTCTGGCGGAGCTGATGCCGTCGCTGGTGCGTTCGGCGAGGGCCTCAGTTACTTCATGGCATCGAACGCGGAGCGAAAAGAAATCGCTGCTAACGCGACTACGCTTCAAGACGACGAGTGGCGAACGGTTAGCGACCGGATGGTCGAGATCTATCGCGGTGACCTCGTCGGTATCAACGACTTGATGGACGCTGGCTTGACGCGCGACATCTCACTCGCCACGAAGGTCGACTTGTGGCAGACGATGAGCCAGATGACTGGCGCGGAAGTCTCGATGGACGGCGAGACCGAGTCCGAGGAAGACCGAGGGACTGGTCAAACCGAGGGCGTCCCGGTTCCCATCGTTCACAAGGACTTCCGTATCAGTGAACGTGACTTGCTCACGTCGCGGAACCTCGGTAATGATCTCCGGACTGACATGGTCGCTGACGCGACCCGCGCGGTCTCGGAGACACTCGAGGACATCTTGTTCCACGGGTGGAGCCCTCAGATCCGTGATGGCCGCGATAGCTTCGAGCTCTACGGGTACACGAGTCACCCGAATCGTAACACTGTTAGCGCGAGCGAAGAGTGGTCTCGCTCCGGTACTGGCGCGGAGGCTATCCGGGAGACGCTCGTCACTGCGCTAGACGAGCTCGATAAGGACGATCGCGCTGGCGGTGAGTTCTGGGTGTACCTCGCCCCTGAAGAGTGGCGCGTCTTCAGGTCGGCTATCGACCCTGATGGCGACGGGAACCTCACGGTTCGCGAGCGCTTCGAGAACGAGTTCGACACCGAGATCGCGTCAGTTCAGCGATCGGATCGCCTCGACGAGGGCACTGGTGTCATGGTCGACCCGCGTCAAGACGTCGTCGAGCTCGCCGTCGCGGAAGACGTACAAACCGTGGAGTGGCAGTCTGGCTCGGGGATGACGAATCACTTCAAGGTCATGGGCGCGATGGCCCCGGAGATCAAGGCTGATAGCACTGGTCAGAGCGGCGTCGTCGAGATGACGGGGCTCTGATATCGATGACTGAGTATCGAGTCACGTGGAAACGCATCGCTCGCGGCGACGAGGTGTTCGAGGAAGGTGACGTGTTCGAGCCCACTGACGCCGAGCTCGACGCGTTCGGCGATCGCCTCGAACCTGTCGATGGAGACGAAGACAACGCTGAGGACGGCGACGAGCTCGACACGGCGCCGTTCGACCCCGCGGAGTACACGAACGAGGAGATCGCGGAGAGGGTCGAAGTCGCTGACGACGAAGAAGCGCTCCATGCGCTATTGGACCTCGAGGAAAACCAGCAGGACCGCGATGGCGCGACTAGTGCTATCGAGGAGCGACTCGAAGAACTGTAATGCCCCGAACGGATGCGTCGCGAGTCGCTGGGATCCTCCCATCGGACCCGGGCTCGACTGTTCTCGACATCCATATCGAGGACGCGAATAGCATGGTGAGCGAGGACTTACCCACCGAAGACGTCAGTGACAGTAGACTCGAGCGCATCGAGCGTTACCTCGCCGCGCATTCCTATAAGTTCCTCGAGAACCGTCAAATGGAGGAATTCAGTCGTGAATCGTCGAGCGGCACGTTCACAGGGGTGTTCGGTGAAGGGCTAAAAGCGACGAGTTACGGGCAAATGGCCGTCGAGGCTGACCCGACGAGTACGCTCTCGGATCGCGTCAAACCAACAGCTACGATCAAGACGCTGGACAGTCGTAACATCGATAATCCACGACACTGATGCCAAGTAGATTCGTACGCGCCGCCGGGTTCGAGCGCGTCATGAACGGGTTCGAGGATCTCTTGGACTCCGCTGGGTCAGACACGTGGATCGTCGGTACGAACGTACGGTACGGGTTATACTTGGAATTCGGGACGCGAAACCACCCACCGTACCCGTGGCTTCGACCAGCGATCGAGAAAGTAGCTGAGAACGACGCCGACGAGATCGCTGACAACGCTGAGAGCACCGAGGAGCTCGTCGCGGAGATCGCACTCGCGATCGAGCGACGCGCGAAAGAGATAACTGATAGCAGGGGCGAGCGACCGTTCCGTCAAACCGGGAACTTATCAGCGAGCATCGAGGCACAGGAGCTATGAGGGACGAAGTAGCTGAGCCGTCGCGCGAGATGCTGAGATTCGCTGGGAGACCCCTCACCGTGGTTACACGGACTAACCCCGTTCAGGACGAGCGACACCGAGACGTGCACTGGGATAGCGAGGAACGAGTCGACACGACGGGTGAAGTCGCGGAGCGCGGGACGCCATCGTTCCAGAAGCGCGCGAACTCAGTCGATGTCGACGTCGATCTCTTCGTCTGGCTTCCAGGCGACGTCTCAGTGACGACTGGTGACGACGATCAAAACACGCCATCGACTCACATCGAGGACGGTGACAGGACGTACAGGGTGTACGAGGTCTACCCCGAAGACAACGGGTTAGTGAGGTGCCACTGCGTCAAGCATGACTAACGAAGAAGCGAACGTGATACTCGTTGGCATGCTGATCGACGAGTGGACGCCACAAGACATCGATGCGTCGTTCGACGAGGAATCCCGGATCAGTACAGGGTGGTGGAACGAGGACAACGCTCACCCACAAATCACGGTTACGAGCATCACTGAAGACCCAAGTTACGACGGGATAAACCCGTCAGGCGCCGGTGCGACGAGCTGGGTGAACGGCACCGTCGACGTAAACGTATGGGTCGCGAACGATCGCGACGCCACGGATGGGCTTCACCCGAAGATACTACGACACCAGTTACGGAAAGAAGTCGAGGACGTCATCACGGATCACGCAACGGGGTACGAGTACGTTGACCCGGATGGCGGTACTCACTTCTTGACACGAGTCGAGCCTACTGGAACCGACTCTAACGTCGAGACGGGTAACGAACCGACGGTGTTCCGGTACACGATCGAGACGAGTTACGTCTACCATAAACGGTAGGTGCGCGTCACTGATAGCTGAGTGGCGCGACTATACTAAGACGCGAGTCGTTATCGCGAACGACTCGCTTGGAGTTGAACACCACGGCCCAGTAGAGGCCAGTACAATGTGGATACGAACTACGCTCGACAACCGCGTCTCGTTCTTCGACGCGGACGTGATGAACGAACCGATCGAGTGGTCCGAGAACGAGACCGCGAAAGTAACAGCTGAAGTCGGGGAAGCGCTCATCGAGAAATACGAGCACATCGAGGAACACGAGACTAATGAGTCAAAGTCAACGTATAGCCCCTGAAACCGGGCTTCGAAGCGATCGCATTGAGTGGCTCCGTGAGGACGTGACTGGAGCTATCCAGGACGACCCCGAGTGGCGCGTGTACTCGGATTCGATGAACACGTTCACGTGGTCACCGAGCGTGAATAACACGCGACGCGATAATCTCGGTACTCCATACGCGGCTGGGCACCATAGCGGTATGGAGGAACACGAGCTCACCGTCGCGTACGACTTACAGCGCCCACTCGTGGACACGAATAGTGACCCTGATGACGCGAGCTACGACGCTATCATCCGAGCGACGACTGGGTTCCTACCGCACACACACGCCGTCGTGGAGCGCGAAGTACGGAACAGTACGTTGGACGAGCCGAGTGACGTCGCTGGCGCTCGAACGTATACTGTCGCGAAGGGTGGGTACCCTGATGTCACGTACGAGGGCGACCCGGAGGACGGGCAACCGATCCCAGCGGAGCTCTCGTATCAATTCGAGAAGATCCGGTCATACGAGATCCGGCAACCAGCGAACGCAGAACTGATCTGTGTTCGATCCACTGAGAGCAGCGACGACTCACAAGACGTGACTATCGAGAGCGAGGGCGCGGCGGAGAGCGAAACCGTTACCCTCGACGGGACGAACCTCGTGAGCACATCGGTGCAGTTCAGTGACATCGACGCTATCGAGCTATCAGCTGAAACCACGGGCGACGTCAAGGTATTCATTAACGACGGCGATCAATCGACGCCAAGCGAAGGCACTGAGCTCGTGAACCCTGAGATCCGCGGGTCGATGTATTACAGCGAAGACGAGCAACCATTGGAGGGTGATCTCGGCGTCCCAGCTCTGGGCGCGGGGAGTCACGGCACGGAGATCGGCACGACGTTCGAGCACTTCATCGGCGACAGGGTCGAGCGCCCCGCGGGCACGTCACTCGCACCCGATATCAATAACTACACGATCGAGACGGATAACGGGTACGACTCGACGAGTCGCCACGATTCTCAGCGCCCGCGGATCTCTGAAGCGAACGTCGAGCTCACGATCAGTGCTGACGTTATCGGTGAACGGACGTCGCATAGCCATATCATGGACGCGCTCGGGACGGAGGGACTCGACATGGAATGGGAATTGAGCAGGTCGCTGTTCACGTTCTACGACGCGACGTTCACTGATGCGGGCGAGCGTGGTCGTGAAACTGACGACGCAGCCGTGCAGCGCTCCGTGGAGCTCGAGCCAAGCGGTGACCCAGCTGTGGACGTGGAGAACATCGAGTCATGACTGAATACGGGCTCCCTGACGTCCGCGACCCGGATAGCGGTGAACTCCAAGCGGTGGATCACTCGTACACGTTCGACGGTCAAGACGTCACGATCCAACTCGTACCGCCGACTATTTCTCAATTCGAGGAGTACGAACAGATGGGCACTGATGTCGACGTCGACGAGTTATTCGTCGTGGTCGACGAGCACCTCGTGAAACCCGAGATCGACAGGAAAGACGCGACGGTTCGAGAGCTCACGTGTTACTTACAAGGGATCATCGATTACGGTGTCGGTGGCGGTTCTAACTTCATGCAAGGAGTCCGTCGTGAGCTCGAGGAACGGGATGGTGGCCCGGGAAACTGAACGAGACGGAGAGCAAAGCAGCGTTCGTCGCGTGGCTCCACGATCGAGCGTACACGTTTAACGGGGATTCATTGATCGCTGGGCTCACGCCGAACGAGGTATCAGTGTTACAGCTCGGGTGGATCGTCAGGCAAGAAAAAACACGGGAACGCATGGACTCGAGTCATCGCAGGAAGTACAGTAAGCCTCGTAAGTCGACAAGGGAAGCCTTGCACGATTACAGTGAGAAACTATAGTCATGGCCTCAAATCCATTCAGTGACGGTATCGACGTCAAAGTCGACGCGGAGACCAGTGGGTTTGAGAGCGCTCTAGGCGGCGCGATGAGCCAGTTGGGTAATTTCAAGTATCAAATCGGGTTGCTAGGCGGCGCGATAGCGACTGTCTCGGCGGGTGGCATCGCGAAGGGCGTGAGTGCGTTCAACGACTTCGAGGACGCGATGACTGAGTCCCTCGCGATCATGGGGGACGTTAGCGACGAGATGGAGGGTAACATGGAGGACACCGCGCGGAGTGTCGCGCAAGAAACGACGTTTAGCGCGAACGAAGCAGCTAACTCGTATTATTACTTGGCGAGCGCGGGGATGGACGCGCAAGAGAGTATTAATTCCTTGCCGCAAGTAGCTGATTTCGCGCAAGCTGGGATGTTTGACATGGCTACTGCGACGGATCTGCTCACGGACAGCTTGACTGCTCTTGGGCAGGACTCTGAGGATCCTCAAGAGCAAATGAAGAACATGCAAGAGCTCTCCGACCAACTCGTGAAAGCGAACACGATGGCTAACGCGTCGGTTGAGCAGTTCTCTGAAGCGTTAACGAATCGAGCCGCTGCTGCGATCCGTAACTATAACGTCGATCAAGAAGAGGGCATCGCGCTCTTAGCGTCGTTCGCTGATCAGGGCGTGAAGGGCCGGAAAGCGGGTCGACGGCTCTCCATCATGTTACGCGACATGCAGAACGCTGCGCAGGACAACGCCGAGAAATTCGAGGAGCTCGGTATCCAGGTCTTTGACTCTGAAGGTAATATGCGCGACATGACTGATATCATGTCTGATATGGAGAACGCGCTCGGTGATATGAGTCAAGAACAGCGAAACGCCGCTATTAACCAGCTCGGGTTCACTCAGCAAGCACAAGCTGGTATCAACGCGCTACTTGGTCAATCTGACGCGATAGCCGAGTACAAGGGCGGGTTGGAGGACGCGGGTGGCACGACTGAAGAAGTCGCGAGTAAACAGTTGACTTCGTTTAATAAACAAATGCAGTTACTGAAGTCCCAGGTCAACGAGATCTTTATCTCGGTCGGTGAACAATTGAGACCGGCGCTCGCGTCTATCATCGAGCCTATCACGGATGGGATCAGTGCGTTTCAAGACTTTAACGAAGCAACTGATGGGATGGCCGCGACTGTCGCACTCGTCATCGGGCTCGTGACTGGGCTCATCACGGCTGGCGCTGCGTTGGTGAGCGCGCTTGGCGGCGTCGCGGCTATCGTCGGGACTGTTAGCGCCGTGTTGACTGGTGTCGTCGCGCCGGCGCTCGCGGTAGCCGCTGTCGTCGCGGCGTTGTGGCTCGCCTGGAAAAATAATTTCCTTAACATTCAAGGTGTAACGAAGCGAGTCCTGGGTTTCGTTAAAGACCTCGTGGAAACCGTGCTCGGCGAGATCCAAGCGTTTTGGCAACAGCACGGCGAAGCGATTATTCGCACCGTGAAACAAGCGTTCGCGTTCATCGCGATGGTCATCGAGACGTACGTGATGTTCTTGTGGAATAACTTGTACAAACCGATTTTTAAGTCGATCGAGGAATTATGGAACGCGCACGGGCAACAGCTCATCGGTGAAACGAAGAAAACGTTTGATTTCATCGCTGGTATCGTTCAAGACGTATTGAACTTCGTTATGCCGTTCGTTAAAACCGTGTTGCAAACGATTCACGCGTTTTGGGACCGGTACGGCGAGTCCATCATGGACATCGTGACGAACGTGTTCGACATGATTCGTGTCGTCATCGAGGGCGTGCTCGACACAGTTATCTCGATCGTGAGGATCGCGTTAGCGTTGCTTCGAGGTGACTTCAGTGGCGCACTCGATATCCTCGTCGGGCTCGTACAACGACAATTCGATAGAATCGTACAGCTCGTCGAGCTCGCGCTCGATACACTCGTGAACATCGTGGAGATCAGTGTCGACGCGGTTATCAATGCTATCACGTCGATGCTCGATAGCGTCGTCAACACCGTTAGTAACTTCGGGAGCGACGTGTACGACGCCGGGAAAAGCTTGATCGAATCATTCGTCGACGGTATCAAGTCGATGGCGTCAGCGCCAGTCGACGCCGTGAAGGGAATCGCGGGCTCTGTGACGAAGCATTTACCGTCGAGTGACGCGAAGCGTGGTCCGTTCTCTCAACTCACGGATTCCGGTGAAGGGTTCAGTGAAGCGTTCGCGAAGGGTATCAAGGACTCAGTCGGGATGGTCACGGGCGCGACGTCGATGGTCGCTCGACGAGCGTCAATCGACGGGAGCGACATGGTGAGCGACAGCGTGGCACTCACGTCCGCTGGGAACCGTGCTCGAGCTGACGCTCTCAGCACGATGGACCCGGCCCAGATGGTAGACACGTTCGAAGCCGCGATGCAGCGTACGGACGGATCCACAGATGTCGTTGATAAACTCGACGAGTTGATGCGTCGCTTAGAGCAACTCGAGTTCATCGCCGAACTGAACATGGATAGCAAGAAGATGGCTGAAGCGAACGCTACCGCGAAGGATCGCTTCACTGACGCTCAGGTCACCTCGAGATAATGTTGAGATTACTCGTCGACGACCCAGATACACCGTCGAGCAGCGAGGAACTCGTCGCTATCGAGGAAGAATACGAGGTCGGTAAAATGTCGATGGCAACAGTGGTCATCGAGCGAAGTAAGCTTCGAGGGATCTCCACTGACCTCGAGGAAGGCCGCACCGAGCTCTACGTGGAGCGCAACAACAGTGTGGAGTTCGGTGGGAAGCTACGCGACGTCGAGCGCGGCGAGCCGGAATCCGAGCTCGTCGTTAACAGCTTCGAGTCGTACGCGCGAGAAACAGAGCCCGTGCCCGGCGACGATATCTATGAGAACGTCGCTGATAGCACCATTGTGGGAGACGCGATCGACGCCGTTCCACACCTATCTCGAGGAACCATCGAGACGGTCGAAACCGGGTTAACCATCGTCTTCTCACACGTTAGCCCGGCTCGGAAGCTCCGAGAGGTAACCGAGTCAACGGGCGCGTTCCTGTCGTTCAACCCTGATGGAACCGTGGATTACGTAGCTGATCCCGGCGTTGACAACACCGATATCACCGTTTCGCCGAGTGAGAGCAACGTCACTAACTCGTTTGACGTGACTCGTGACGCGCACGATAAACGAGTCACGCACATGCGGTTGCTCGGCGCTGGCGAAGGACAGCACCAAGTAACGGCTACGGTCGCGCCACAAGACGACTCAACGGTGTACGAGAACGATGGTCGGTACGCGAACCCTGATTGGGAGCAGGGTGACGACAAGACCTGGGACACGTACTCGAATAAAGACGCGCAAGACAGTAGCACGTTGATCAGTCAAGGGCTCGCGAAGATCAACGACGAGAAAGACGTGTCGATCGACGTCGAGACCACGGTATCCGAGGATATCATCGGGGAGACTATCGATATTGGTGACAGGTATCACTTAGCTCATAGCGAGGACGAAGTCGATCACGACTTAACCGTTGTTAGCGTCACGCGAGTCTCGGATACAGATGGTATCCTAGCTGATGTCACGTTCAGTAGTCGCTCCACAGCGGTTTCGCTGGAGCGCACGAGTGAGAAGAACAGGAAAGACCTGGATAGATACGGGCACGCGTTCGAGGGCACGCCGGTCACGCTTACGACTGGCGGCGGTCGACAGCCCGTGGATAGCAACGTGAATTACGAGTTCAGTTTCTATTACCCGGACGAAGTCAAACACGAACATCGAGTCAAACTAGTCGTGAAAGGCGACTCGTATCGAGCGTATTCCAGTGGCGCGGAAGCTGGCGGGGATCACACGCACACGTTCGAGTACATCGTTACTGGTGAACATAACCACGAGATACCGAGCGACGAGTTCCAACATCGACACGCCCTCGAGCCCTCGAACACTGCTACCGAGGATCACGAACACGGGGATGGCTCGTACGACGCCGATAGTCACCCGCATCGCGACGGGACGTACGACACTGATAGCCACGACCACTCGTCGGGCTCGTTCGACGCTAACAGTCACGGTCACTCGCTTAGTGCATCGACTGATAGTGAAGTGAACTACGAGCACGGGCGCGTCGCCGATGACGATAGCGGTTTACAATACGCTGGCGGTACCGGTGGATCGTGGGAACAGTTTTACACGTTTAACTTCAGTAACTACGAGTTCATCGCGATACACTTCATCGCTACTCGATGCAATCAAGTCGTCGAAGTCAGGGTGAAAAACACGCAGAGCACAGCTAAATGGCCGAGCTATAGAGGTCAAGCGATTTGGGGCACGTCGAACGAGGCAGGGAGCGGTACTGGGTTCATCATGGTACCTCAAGACGTAGGGTGGGTCGAATGTCAATATAAGACTGACACCAATGACAGTGTCGGTAACATCGCCGCGGTTGGGCTAGCGATCGGCGAACACTCTCACCCGTTCTCGCTATCGACTGACACTGATAACAGTCAACCAGGCGTAAGCGGTTATAGCGGGAACACTCAGCCTGGCGTGAGTGGTCGATCGAGTTATACATCGCCGGGCGTCTCAGGGCTCTCCGGGACCGAAGCACCCGGGCTTACGGGTGACTCAAACGTCACTGGGGGCGTCCGGACGAGCACGACTGAAACCGAAACCACTGAAGAAACGACGACACCGCCAGATCAAGGCGGTCACGAACACGCGGTCGAGCCAGGTATCAACGAGTTCAACCGTGAACCATCCGGGTGCGACGTGCGCGTGAATGGACAAGTAGTCGAGGAAAATATTGGTGACGGCGAATTCGAGACGCAAATCGATTTAGAAGGCGAATTGAATACTGGTAGCGTTAACAGTATCGAAGTCACGTCGGATACGCTTGGTCACGTCCAGGCGCATGTCGACATCGACGTGTATCGACAGATCCTTGGAGACGGATAATCATGGAAGCAGAATACGAGGTCATCGAGCAACGAGACAACAACATCAAGCTACGAGTCTCGCTACCGGGCAAACGCCACATGATCCAGCACAGTATCCCGGTTCGGAAAGTGAACCGGTCGGATCTCTCGACGCAAGAGTACATCGAGGAAACAGTTGCTCGGATCGCGAACCGGCACTGCGAGTGCGAATCGATCCCGGACGACGAGCTACCGAGTGACGGTAGAGTCGAGTTCGAACCCGGGCCACAAGAGCCGAGGGAGGTGAAAGAAGCGCAGAAGAACGAATAACTGTTCGCGGGACCAATCAATGAATGAAGAAGCCACGTAACACATGACAACGCAACTACATCGGACTGGTGAAGAGTTCGCCGTGAAGAAAGTGTTCAGGACCGACGAGCTCGGATCCGTGACCACGGTTAGTGTCGGGCTGTACGACGACAGTACAGATGGGCTCAGTGACACGAGTGGCCCTAGCGATATCTCGACTGAACCGACTGGTGGCTCGTACACTCGACAAACAGCTGACCTGGACACGAGTGACTTCACGACGGAGGAGAACTCGAATAACAACTGGCAAGCCGTCATCGCGGATCAGACGTTCGACGTCTCTGACTCGGACGCGAACGTGGACGCGTACTTCGCGATCGTGACGTTTCAATCCGAGAGCGAAGGCGACGGTTCGCAAAACGATAACTTGTTCTGGACGGGTGACCTCGACCAACTGTACGATTTACAGTACGTCGACGAGTTCGTTCTACAGGGATCGGGGCTCGAGTTCACATGACGTTGTTCAGCGACGAGGAACGCGACGCGATCTGTATCGACTCGGAGTGCAAAGAGCACGGTGACGGGTCAATGGAGTGCCGGGTTCCTCGCAGTATCGAAGAAGCACGGGAGCTCCAGCGCGACGCACGATCAGCTAGTATGAGCTTTGCTGGCGCAGAGGCGCTGGAAGCAACAGCGATAGTGAGGCGTAGCGATGGCGACTGATTTCGTGTTCCCCGAGGACTCGGGGACCGGCGCGGCGGGCGGCGACAACGCTGACGCCGCGAACTTCGCCACGCTCGCCTACGCGCTCGGGTACGTCGACACCGCCGTCGAGGGCCTCGGGCTCTCGAACACGACTTACGGAACGGACACCGACGTCGACGCCGGGCTCATGGTCGCGTCGGACGCCTCCGCTGACGAGGCACAGTCCTCGGCGACCCGCGACCAGGGCGTGGCCTACGCGGCTATCGTCGCCGCCCGCACCGGGCTCTCGCTGAGCAGTAACGGCGTCGACGAGATCTGGGCTGACGTCGATCTCTCCGCTGACGACACCATCACGGTACAAGTTGGTGAGCCCGCGAGCCAGCCGAAACTGAAGCTCGCGGAGGTCGACAACGACAACTCGACGACGACGCTGTTCAACCGCGTCAGGGAAACAGTCGACGTCTACGCGACCGCTGGCGACGTCCCGGCGCTCGCCGAGGGCCAAGCGGTGTGGGTACAGGACGAGAAGCGGTACTACTACGAGGACGGGAAGTGAACACGACATGGCACTGATACAAGCAGCGAACAGGGAAGACGTACTGAGAGGCAACGGGTTCACGTTCTACGAACAGCAGTTCCACGAACTCAACGGGACGCCGGAAGGGTTCACTGAGAGCGTCAGTGGCGGCGGTACAGTCACATACACTACGAGGGGGGTACAACTTGAGCCCGGCTCGACGGTGGGTGACACCGCCGTCCTGAACATCGGGCGACTCAGCCGGTTCAACAACCACGGGCTGACCCGGCTGTACCTCATCTACGAGACCCTAATCAATGGTAGTGACGTCACCGCCAGCGACAAGTTCAGGATGGGAGGCTGCTCCGCAATTGGCATCGGCGACAACGACTCGGTTGCATGTCTCTCGTTCCACGAGGGGCAACTCGTCGCGGGAAACGACAGTTCGACTGTTACTCGGGACGTCTTGACGGAGATGAACAACAACGAAAGGGCTGCTCGCTATATGCCGGTCATCATCGACTACGACTACAACAACAACGAAGTGGTCTTCAGACACCTCGGCTGGGGCAAGACGTACACGCTCGACGTCGCACCGCCCGAGCGTATCTGGGAACCAATCGTGCAGACGGAGAGCGACGGTGTTGGCGATTTTGTACGGCTGTCCTACTTCGGTATCCAGGTGATCGAGTAATGATCGAGCACACGTTCATCCCCGACGGTGGCGTGGAGATCCCGCGAGAAGCACAGGACAGCATCGCTGTCGCGTCGTACCTGGAAGACACCGGGGGTCAAGACGTCGACTGGCGAGACGTCGAGCGCGTCACGCGGAGAGGCGAGTTGGTGCTCCGGCTCGACGGGTCGCTATCAGACTACCCCGGGGACGCCCTCGACGGGTACGCGACAGCTATCGACGAGTCCATCAACGGCCTCAAGGCTCACCCGGACGGCTGGGTCGAGGTCGAGGACCCGCTCCTCGACTGATGGCTGATCCCTCGGATTACCTCGGGATCTCGAAGCCAGACCAAGGAAAAGACCCGTGGACGCAGGACTACTACGACTTCGTCGACGAGGTCGACCAGCAGGTCAAAGAACAGGAGTTCCAAGAGAGCGCGTCCTACTTCGTCTCCCAGCGGGGTGGCGAGACGTATATCATGGACGGTGTCAACGGAGCCGAGACGTTCTTCGGGACCGTCGACGAGGTCCTCGGCTGGCTCCAGGCAAACACCGAGGACGGCCAGCGGATCGTCTTCCACGGCGTCTCGGGTGAGATCACGACGGCGAGGACATGGACCACCGACTTGTACCTCGACTTTTACGACTCGTACTTCTTACAGAAACAGAAGGAATACAGTTTCAACTTCGAGGGCGAGAACGTAGCGAGGTACGACGTACAGAGCGACGTCGAGCAGTGGGCCCGGTACATCGACGTCCCCGACGGCTCAGTTTGGTCCGAGGGCGACCTCGCGTTCCTTCAGAGCGACAGGGAGTTCTTCACCAACGTCAGTAGCGCGAACCCGCTCGGCGAGGTCCACGAGGTCCTCGAAGTCAACGGCGACTCCATCCAACTCGCCGACACCGTCCGGTACTACTACCCGTTGTCGCAGAACCCGACGGTCGACCGCGTCGACCCCGTGACCGTCGTGATAGACGGCATCGAGATCGAGGGCGACGAAGCTGAGGGGGCGAACGCGGACTACAAACTCCTCCAGTTCTCGTATGCACGCGATTGCGTCCTCAGGGACAGCGAGGTCTATCGCGGCAAGCGCGGTATGTCCATCCTGGGGTCCTATGGAACTGTGGTGCGGAACAACAAGATATACAGCTTCCGAGGCGGCAGCAGTGGTGGCGTAGGGTACGCGGTTCCCGTAGACCACGGGAACTCCTACGTCTGGGTCGAGGGCAACAAGATCTATGACTCTCGCCATTGCACGAAGATGGGTGGGTCTCGGCGAAACGTAATTCCGGGATACCCGTGGGACATCTTCTGGGTCAATAACTACATCAGTGGGAACGATCAGAGCCATGTCTGTGACGCTCACGGCGTGACGGGGTCGAAATACCTCATTGACAACGTTATCGACGGCGGCGACAGGCGAGCCATCGCGTCCGGCGCGCACATCACCGTCGTCCGGGGCAACCGGATCACAGCGTCCCAAGAACATCCCTACCTGGACAGGGGCGACGAGACCGAGTCAATCCTGATCTTCGAGGACAACATGGTGCTCGGGAACGGCGGCCCGATGGTCCGGCTCGACTCTAATGACTTTGACCTCGTGGCGATCCGCGACAACTCGACGGAGGACCCCGCGAGCCTCGACTCGACGTCCGTCGGCTCCGGAGCCACCGTCAAGGACTTGATCGAGGAGCGGAACATCGGGATCAACTACGGGCTGTAACAGTGACTGAACTCGGTGCACTCGACGTCGGCGCGTTCCAGCTCTCTGGAATCGCCGCTAGTGGTAGCGTCACCGAGTCGAGCACCGTGCCAAGTGCCACTGTTCCAGGCGCGAAGACTACTGCTGATGCATCGATTACAGGCACCGTTTTAGAGCAGTCTGATGATAACTCGTTTTCTCGCTCAACGGATGGTAGTGTCACTATACTAACGAGCTCGTCACTCGAGTCAACGGTTACTAGGCGCGGCGTCGCGGGTACTGTTACGTCTCTATCTGCGACTCCATTCGTGGATATGCGACGGTTTCAAATCGGTGGCGCCGCGCTGGGCGACGCTACGCTTGGCAGTTATCCATTAACTCGATCCGGTGAAAGTACACGGCGGTTCCGAATCGGTGGCGCCGCGCTGGGCGACACCGTGCTAGGGACGTCTTTCCGAGCGAATGCAGCGACTAGTGTAGCTACGTCACCAGTAGCGTCCACTGAGTCCACGAGCACCACGGTTCGTGCACTCGTTACAAAGGTCGGTCCACAGATAGATACGTCGTTCGGTCGTTCGTTCGGTCGATACTTCGGCGGGATCCGTGGCTTATCGGGGTTAGTAGTTAACCCGTTCACGAAAACTGTCGTTGACTTGACATCGATTTCTCTTGGCGACGCTACGCTTGGCGATGGAGAACTCGGCGGTATCTCGATGACATCGATGAGTAGTAGCTCGGTTCTCGACGCTAGCGTGAGGCGTAAATACGTCACTGGGCAAATCAGTCAACTAACCAGTGACGCGTTACAGATACGCTCAGCTGGTGAGTCACTGGGTACTCAGCTCGGCGAGTTCGAGCTCGGTGAAGGAGTACAAGCAGTTGTCCCCGTTACTCGCTCGTATGGTGGCGAGACGTCACGGCTCGTCACTGGTCCAGTCGAGACTCGTGCTCGATCGTCGCTCGCGTCGCTCGGGAAATTCATGCTCGGCGAGACCATTATTGGAGCAGCTGTTATCACTCGTTCGCTTGGCGGTGAGACGACTCGAGTCATTGCTCGCGGAGCCGAGCCAGTTCTCGTCCCGATTGGCGCGTTCGCGATCGACGGGATCTGGGTACAGTTCGATGAATTGAGATTCGATCATATCGGTACTGATATTGGCGCGAACATTAGTCGAGTCAGGCAAGACGCGTTGAAACGAGAAGTCGATACCGAGCACGAAATCGAGACGATCAATGAATTCGCTGGCGGGTTCACGACGGTGTATAGACCTGAAACCGAGTTGGAGAACGTGAAACCGCCACGCGAGCTTCGTGACGTGTTCGTCGAAACTGGGCACGCGCTCGACGAGCTCAGTGTCACGCAAGAGAGCCCGTCGAGGTTTGATCTCGGCATCGGGTTACTCCGTGGTGAAGAGCGTAGCGAGGAGTTCACGGTTCAAGAAACACGTGACTGGGTGATCGATAGCGGTGATTGGGCGATCGGTGTCAATAGCAGGGACGTAGAGTTACCCGGGGATCCGTCGAAGCGATCGTTCGACATCGGTTTCGCGTTGACGCGTGAACAGATGGAGACCTGGGCGCATCAACTAGCGGTGCCGAGCGCCGTCGTGGAGCGACGCGTCCCGGATGGCGACGCTGTGTACGTGGACACGACGCCTGACGACGCGCAAACCGTCGAGGTCACGTCACCGGGGACGAGCATCGTCCCGGATGGCGAGTACGTCGTGTCGAGCTGGGAAGTCGACATGGTACAATCGAGGCGAACGATAGACGCACGCGAACTGCGATTCGAGGTAACTGCAACGATTCATGGCTAGCTTAGTAACAGCACTCTTAACGCTCATCTCGGTGGGCGTCATGGTCGTCGGAGCGGCACTCGGGTATGTCATCGGGCAACTCGACCAGTTAAAGAAAGATGACATTGAACCGATGAAGAGTAAGATCGACACGGTGTGGAACACAGTGTTCGGCGTGGAGAGCCAAGAAGGTTTTTTGAACGAAGCGGAGGACAGTCACGAGAAGATCCGGGAGACGATCGAGGAGACTCGGAGGGAACAGAACGAGGCTCACGATGAACTCGTCGATGGGTTCATCGAGGTCGAGCGATATCTACGCGAGTTGAATCGAGCGCTGCGTCGTCAAGACATCGAGGTCCCTGACGAGGAAATCGATAACGACGAGTTGCTCAAAGACGATTAGACCTGGTCTTTGAACGCGGTGAACGCGATGTCGTTCGCTATATCTATAGCTGTTTCTTCGTTGTCGTGGAATCGGCGTTGTTCGTACGCGGTCATGTAGCGAAGCCAATCCGCGTAGAACGCTTCGTACGCGTGGAGCGCGTCGATCTCGCTCCACGGGACGAGCCCGTCGCGAGCCCGTGCTAACCCGTGTGTGAGGTAGAACATCACGGCGTCGAGCTCGTCGCGTGGGAGCCTGATATCTGGGAGCGAAACCGGGTCCATGTCCCTCGCGGCGTCGAGCACCATTGGTTCTCGCTCGACGTAGTAGTGACAATTATTCATGTAGTGCGTGTACGAACCGAGCTCGACGCCGAGGATCCCGGCGAGTACTTCTTGGAGCCACTGGAAGTTATGCACGTCGTACGGGTATCCCCAGTACATGTCTTGTGACCGCATCGACGTGAACGCGTGGAGGGAGTCGTCTCGGATCACGAGTTGCATTGTGAGCGTGCACGCGACGTCTGGTCCGTCGTAGTTCTCGACGTGAGGTTGGTGGAACGCGATAACGGCTCGACGAGTCGTCTGGTTGTCGACGAGTTGTTGGACGACGCGATCGATTTGGTCGTGCGGGACGCGCCTGAGGTAGCGGCCGTACGCTGAGCCCTTGAGTTCCCCGTCTGTCATGAATTGGGTCATCGTGGAGTTGTATCGCTCGACGTGCCCAGGGTTTTGCCCCGCCCAGTACGCGATTGCTTCTTGGAGTTGGAACGCGAGGTTGTAGTTCTCCCTGAAGAATAATCGTTCACGCGGGTCTTGTGATTGTATCGCGACGCCGAGGCGTTCACGCGTGTCACCGTTCCGCGAGTGCTGAGCGTCTTTTTCGCTCAGCGTCTTGACGATCACTGGGAACGCGTTGGACGTGGTGCACTCGAACACGTGCATAGTTAAAAGTAAGATTTACAGTGTTAAAAACGTTGCTATACGTTGTGTCGCGTGAACGCTTTCTTCTCACCGCGCTGGTACCAATCCATATCCGTGGGGATAACAGCGCTGCAATGACCACACGACACCTGTGGGTCACGTGGTAGTGTCCCCGTGACGTCGTCGTTGGTCTTCGTCACGAAGTCGTCCGCTGAACCGAGGCACCACGGACACGAATCGTCCGCGAATGGCTCTGCGCCGTCTGGCGCTTCGCGTACCGCGATTTGATACCGAGTATACCCGCGGTTCCGCTCGTCCGTGTCATCGTCGCGAGCATCCGTGCCGAATTGGTCCAGTGACGATTGATCCATTGGTAGACTAAAGACCGATACCACAATAAGTTTTTTCTTTTTCTCTTACGGGTAACGTTTATGTATGTACGTGACAAATACTCGAACGTGACACGAACCATCATCGCTGCACTCGTCGTGCTGCTCGGAATCAGTATCGGCGTTAACTTCACCGTGGTCTCATACCTCAGCGCCCAAATGGGGTTCCCGTTCTGGCGACATTGGGGCTTCATACACTACAGCGGTACCGCGGCGTCAGCTGGGCTCGGCGCGTTCGCAGCGGTGTATCTCTCCCATGGGAAACCTATTTGACCGTGGGGATACAACTAGCTATTAACCCGATTCCAAAGGAAGGATACCGCGGATACCGCGAGTGCCCATTTCTCCTTTGGAATCGAGGAGCAATAAGAGTAACTATGAAAAACCGCGCGAACCACGGGATATATGCAACCTGATAGATTCTGGTACATCAAACTCAGGGACCACGGTACTCGTGGAGAACGAAAGATCCCAGCAGAGCCATGGGGTAGTTACACAGACGACTTCGATGACCTCGACAACGTGTACACGTACGAGGAAACCCAAACCCATAGCCATGGGAACTACGGTATCGTGGGCACTCGTGTCGAGAACCAGAAACTCATCGTCGTCGACGTCGACACGCACGATATCCCGGAGTTCGACGAGGACTTACTCGGGTTCGACGTAAACCGAGTCCCATTCGTTCGGTCACGGAAACCCGACGGGCCAGACGGGTACCACGGGTACTACGTCGCGCGGAGAATCAGCGAGGAAATCACCGTCGAGCCAGCTCAGTCCTGGGTAGACGTCAAAGCACACGACCAAGGACACGTCGTGTCACCGTTCCACGAGAACGAGTGGTACGACTCGTTGAACGACGCCGAGCTATACCAGATCTACGATCACGACGAGGTCAATCTCACGTTTAGCTACGACGACCGCGATCTCGTGCAACCGACGAGTACACGGGAATTCGAGTCACTCGACGTCCCTGATGACCCGCCGAGAGAGATACCGAGTTGTCTCCACGAGTTACTACAGCATCGACGCGACCTCGATCGATCACGAACAGATATAGACCCGTTCAAGCTCGACACAGCGGTCGGGATCCGGCTCGTCGCGTTCGGATACAGTATCGAGGACGCGATGTCACTGCTACGGGAATACCCACCCGAAGACGGGTTCGATGAACAAGAGTCGCGATACCAACTCGAGCTCTTATACAAGAAACAACTCTACCCGCACAGTCGCGCGTCGCTCAACGAGATCGGTGTCCAACTCAGTCCTTGTACGTGTCACCACTGCGATACCCGTAGTGACCTCGTCGCGACGAACCCGGCGCGTGCCGACGAGTGGACCGTCGACACAGAGGGCGAGATACCGAACGTCGCGATGCCATCGATCGCGCGTACCGGGAAATCGTACACGATGATCCGCGAAGCCGCGAGGTGCCTGGACCGCGATACACGAGTCGTGTACGTTTCGAGCGCGCACAGCGAAGCCGAAGCGACCGTCGAGAAGTTCAAAGAGCACGGAGTCACGGACGTCGCGTATCTCACTGGGCGGGATAGAGCACTGGAAGAATACAACGTCACGTGCACGGGTGACTTCCGGCAAACAGCATCCGCGAAAACGCCGAGAGAAGCAGCTCGGCTCTCGAATTGTAACCAGTACCTCGCGTTAACCCGGGGGTGTAAGAACGCACAAGTCGTCGTCACCGTGCCGGAGAAACTCCGCGATATCGGTGATCGAGACTGGGTTATCATGACGGAAGAAGCAGCGTTTAACCGTATCTTGAGCTCGTCTGTTAACGTCATCGACGTCGAGCGACACCTGGGCGACGATCGAGTCGTGAAAAAGAAGCTCAGTACCCGGGTAGACAGGTTACAACGCGTCGTGGATCACATCGACGATCTCGACCAAGTGCAACGAGTCCATCGCTGGGTGCGCACGACGGCGCGGGGAATGATCCAGGTGTGTCGACGCATCGATAATTGGCTCCCAGTGGATTGGAACGCAGTGGACGAGTCCTGGGCGTCACTCGTCGACGACGTCGAGTCACTACTTAGCGACATCGAGTTCGCGGAGCAACCCGTGTTATCGAGGGCTCGGAAATGGCTTGAGCGCTTCCCGGATCTCCGAGAATCTATTTTGAACGTGATGTTCCATGATGGCGTGAACAGTTACGAGAACGACGAGAAGAAACAGCTATTCATCGTCGGTGATTGCGACGAGTTGTTCGTCCCGTTACCTGAGAGCGTCGACACGATATGGACCGCTGGGAACTCGTTGCCTCACATGGAGCATTTCCACGAGATCTCGCATGGAGACGAGTACGAAGTGAAACCGTTTTATGGCGGTGTGACACCGGTCCAGGATTGCATCCGAGTCATCAAGTACACGGGTGGTGACAATCAAAACGTTCAAGCGAATCACGTGCAACGAGCGATCGAGGAGTTACAACGGGCGCTCGCGCCGAGTGACGACACCGTTTCAGGGTTGTTGGTCTCGGGGTCCTCGAAACATTGCGCGTCGCACGCAGAGAGAATCAATAGATGCACGTCGCCGAGCGAGAACGATACCTTGGAGGACGTGCGATATTACTTGAACCACGCCACGGTGGTCGCGATCCCGGAGAACAGTCAGTTCTCTGAGGGCGTCGATACCCCTGAAGCGGATTTTGGCGCGTTGTATAACGGTAATTTCGCGACGCCGCGAGAGGACTACATGTCGGAGACGTACGGGCGCCGGGATTTGAAGAAAGCGGAGAAGATCCGTGCCGCGCAGAACTCGATCCTGCGCCCGAGCGACGTGCTCGACGACGACATGGTACAGTACGGGACGGGTGTCACGCCGGTAATTGTCCCGGATATGCACGTCCCGGACGAGATCTGGGCGCTGTTTGAGGAGTATGGCGTATCGGTGTGGGAGCAACGCGACATTGTCGACGTGAAGAAGTTGTTGGTGACGTTTATCGATAGCGACGACGTAGAGGTGCATTGTGATCGTGTTCTTCACGTCGACGATACCCCGGAAGAGGTTAGTGACGTGAAGCGTCTTATCTTGGAACAGGGGTCGTCTCGGCGGTTGGATTGAACTGTTCGGCGTAGTCTTTAGTACGCGATTCACATTTGTTTCAACGTGATTTGTAGTGTTAGTATCGGTTCTCGTGGTTCCTGTGAAACTCGCTGCGCTCAGTCACGCTGTCACGAGCGATCTCGGCCTGAAACGCGACGGTATTGATGGTTGTAGTTACTATAGTAAGACAACGCACTGAGATGAGCTCGGGTTACTACGCTGCGCGGTGGAGAGGGTTACACTTTTTAACTTCCGGTGTTTATCTTTTACTGTAACGATGGCTCAAGCTGAGACGTTAACCTCCGAGGACATCGTTCGGATGGACCTCGACGAACTGAAGCGGACGAGTAACGACATCGACGTCGATCCCGGTGACTTGGATTTCCCGTCGATGGCGCATCACATGACGGTGCGCGGGAAGCTCGAGGCGCTCGTGGATAAGGACGCGATCGATTACGGTGACATGGAAGAGGTCTACGAGCGGTGGAAAGAGAGCAAGCACTGAAGGATAACACTTTTTATCTTACAATCTTAAACTTGGATTGGAGCGACCATGACAGACGACGCAATCGACGCGTTACAAGAACGGAAGTCCAGTGGCGGCGGAGACTACGCGCCCTGGTGGGAACCCAGCGAGGGCGACGAGATCATCGGGATCGTCGTCGAGAAACACGACTACACAGATCCAGGCGGAGGCACGCACCCAGTCGGGACGCTTCGCTCAGTCGGGAATGGTGACCACGAGAAAGGCACCGAGGTCGCGACGCCAACGCACTCCTCGCTCACAGACGACGTCCAAGCAGTCTCGATCGGTGACGTGATGCTCATCGAGTACGAGGGCACCGTGAAAGCGAACACGGGTCGCGACATGAACGCGTACGCGACATCTATCCTTACCCGTGACGAGTGGCAAGGCACCGAGCAAGCCGATGACTTCCAAGACGTCTGGGAGAACTCACCGCACTACAAAGGCACAACCGAGCAAGCCCTCCAGGCGAGTGACAGTACTGGGAACTCTGAGTCAACCGAGTCGACTGATTCACGTGTCCCGGATAAAGCGATCGAGTTCGCAGAGGACGTCGTCGCGATGAACGACGGGGAAGTCCCAGTCGACGAGCTCGACGGGTACCTCAACGACGTCAGGGACTACGACGTCGAACCCGCGGTGGTCGTCGCGAGCTCAGACGAGCTCAGTTCGGATGGGGACTCGGTGGAGAAAAACTGATACCTCTTCGCTGAGTAATCCATGTATAGGTCATGGCACCTGACCTCGCGCGGCGACACCGTCGTGCTAAACCCGGTGCAATGCACGCGTGGTTTGGTCAACCGTTGGAACCGGGAAGGCTGGGACCTCGCCCGGAACCGGAACTCGACAAGTCCACCGCTTCGACCCGGCCGTGATTAGGTTTTCGATGGTTCGACTCCGTCCACGGCTCCTAGATGAGCGACTTGATCGACAGGTGGTTGGAATCGAAATATACTGGCGGTGAACCCGACGGCGCTCGATTCCGCGACGAGCGCGGGGAGTATCACGCGAGCAATATCAGTAACTGTCCACGCCGGTGGTACTGGGATTTCGAACGCGAATCAGAGGACTCGTGGAGCCCGTACTTCGAGCTCGGTCGCGTCTTTGAGGACGTGTACGGGCGAGCGCTGCGCTGGGAGCACGGCGACGACAGAGTGAAGCAAGACGTGAACATCGAGATACGCATCGACGACGATACTCGTATCGTTGGCGAGTCGGATTGGACGGTGTTCAAGGACGGTGCTCGATACGAGATAGACAAAGTCACGTTGCGTCGAGACGGTACGCGAGACGCAGTTACCCGAGCGGGTGACGTCGTGGAGTACGGGTGCGACGTTTTGAAAGTCGTGGAGACGAAGACCACGAAAGACATCGATTGGCGGCGCCGGTATGGGCATAAACCGTCGCATCTCTATCAGTTACAAACGTATATGTGGGCGATGGATTGCCCGGGTGA